CTACTCCAGCACAACACTTGATGCGCTATCGGCAGACGCCGAAGCCGTCTTCCAGGCACACCCTTTCTGCACGCTAGCAATCGGCGACGGCAGACGCATCGACGACGGGCCTGGCTTGTCCCAGTTCGCACACTTTTCGAGAATCTGGCCGCTCGTCCCGTTCTCGATCAGATCTGGCGTGATCCTGATGTACGATCCGCCGGCGCCGATCCAAATCTCCTTCTCCGCCGATATGACAACCTTCCCGTTCGAGCTCGTGATCGTCACGTCGTTGAGCGCAGCGAGCTTTATCTCGTCGCTCTGCGCCTGAATCTCAACCTTGCCTTTCGCGGCAAACAGCTTGATCCCCGCATTCTGCGCGAACAGGCTGATCTTCTCCATCACACTCGCGATCAGCGATTTGCCGGCCGCTACGTGCACACTCCTGCCGCTGACAATGTTGACCTGCTGATTCGCCGTAATTTGCGCCGACTCCTGCGTCGACAGCCCCACCCCTGCGGGACTGGCCATCAACATGATCGGCGTTGAAAAGCCGTTCGCGTTACCCGTGCCACCACCACCTGTTCGACCGCCGCTACCGGCGCCTCCGCTGACGTTATAGTGCGTCGCGTCCGTGAATTTCTTGAGCGCGTCCTGCCCCTCCTGCAGGCTCTCCGCCTGGTTCGCCGAGCTCGCCTGCGAGGTCAGATCGACAACGGTTTCCGCGCTGGCCAGCTGCTCAGAAGCAGCGGTCACGTTCAATGGCTGGTTCGTCGCCGTCGGGTGGGTTGACACGAACAGGCCCTGCCCTGCCCGAATGGCGCCGTATGCGTCCGATTTGAGATCGAAACCGCTGCCGAGAAACGCGCCGCGCGTGTTGTCCGTGTGCTGGATCAGGTATCCGAGGTGCAAGTGAGACTGATAGCTGCTCGAGTAAAGGTGAACGCGATTCTGCTGCGTCGAGTCGTCCATCACGAGCTGGTTGTACCCAGTGCCGTTGTACTCGCGAGAACGATAGCCGGACAACAGGCCGTTCGTATGCCATACCGGCTGCGTCGCGCCCCCGTACATTCTCGCGATGATGACGGGCCTGTCACAGTCGCCCTCCATGAAACCGACGATCACCTCGTCGCCCTTGCGCAGCGGCTGAATCCCGCCACGGTTCGATCCCGCATCCAGGAACGTCGGGCGCACCCAGCATGACGCGCGTTCGTCCTGACCGTTGCGGCGGTTCCAGTGGAACCATACCTTCACACGGTTCAGCGAATCGGTATAAACCTCCTCGCCGCTTGGCCCGGCGACGATCGCATTCTGCAACTGCATGACCGGCTTTTTATGCTCGAACGGGCAGCGGAAAGGAACGTTGCGCGGCTGCGCTTCGACCGTCACCTGAAAGAAGCCTTCGCCGCCATCCGCATGGCCCACTGTCGCACCGACCTTCGCTTGCGCGATCTCCGCAGCCAGCCCATCCGGAAAATCGCCCACCTCATCCAGGCCGGGCAGGTTGTTGCGTATCAGCCAGTCGACCCCGAGCAGCACGAATTCGCGATCCTGCTGACTCCCGGCGTCGTGGACCGGATGCCCCTTCAACTCGAAACGGCGCCCTGGCATTGCACAACGCAAGCTGCCCACGCCATGGAAGCGCTTCATCCGCGACTTCCTTTCCTCAAGCCGGATCTGCGCAAGGCGCTCCCCTTGCTCCCGGTCGGACCACATGTAGGCGCCGGGGTATTCGTAGACCTCCCCATCCGTGGGCAGTTGGTTCTGTGTATCGGTGACACCTTGAACTTGTCGCGGCAGATCGGGGCGCTTGTAGTCGAACGAGCGCGCCGTCAGTTGAGCACTTTCGATCTGAAGTTGCTCCTTCCATTGCACAAATCCGTCCATTTCGCCACTGAACCCGGTGTGACTGAATTCGACGACGGACTGCTTCAGCTGGGGAACAAAATAGACGTCGTCCGTCAGGACCATCGTGTGTGATCGGCCGTTGTCCGCCTGCTCGAAGTACGGAAACACACCGACTTCCTCAAGGCTGCGATAGACGAAATTCAGATCGTATTCCCACTGCACGCGATTCGAATAAGACGGCAGCGGCTTGTGGAGATCGTAGCGGAATGCACCGCGTGCTTGAGGATGCTCGTTGAAGACGTCGCTCAGGATCTGCTCGCCATTCTGTTCCTGCCAGTCGCGCATATCGCGACGCAAGCGCAAAAAATAGAGCCAAGACGAAAACGCCAACTTGTAATAGGTCAACGCGCCATCGAATCCCAACCGGCTGAATCGATGAACGTACCCGTGGATCGGCATGTACGTGCCGTCCGTCTGTTGAATCCAGAGGGTGACGGGCTTGGCGAGCAGGGCGTCGAGCTCGATCTGACCGCCGCGTGGTGAAACGGCGTCAATGACGAATTCGTAATCGCGACCGAGTTTAGCCGTTCCTTTCACATAAAGCGGCAATAACCAGTCCACGCCAAGCGGCGTGTCGAGTTTGACAAGGCGATTGAATTGCGCGTTGCCCAGACGCAACGTCTTATAAAGCGCGGTGTGGCCCATGCAGCTTGCCCTTGGTTGGTATTCAGGTGGGGTTTCTGCCGAGGGCCGATTATAAATGCCTTTCGGAACAATACGATTGTATCGACCGCCACCCTACCAATCTCAATATACTTACGGCTGACACAAGGTCATATTTACCTCAAGGCGATCGAAAAGGTAATTATTGCCTGATTAGTGGTGAGCCGGATTCGTCGAGTCATATATCACCTCCCTGAGCCCGGCCCGACTACGATGGCTCCGCCGCTGCATCCCTGCATCGACGCACTGACGCCTGCTGGAAAAATGGAACTCGAAAAAGCTTCGGGTCGATCGTATCCCGATGGTAAGCGAAGCGCTTGTCGCGCTCGCACGGCGATGGCGCCACGTCCCGTCCGACGTGCTCGTGACGGCCTCCTCCATCGAGTCGCCTCCGCGCCCGCCACATGACGCGATCCGTCCTCGTGCGCAGCCCGCCGTGCTGTGCAGACACCGTCAACGAGAAAGCCCGCCGAAGCGGGCTTTGACATCGCAATTCATTTCACCGCGCCGTTCTGCCTCGCGCTTCTTCCCGCTTGCGCGCTGCGCCTGATGCGGGCCAGGTTCGCGCTGATACGCAGCCCAGGACTCGTGCGACCCTCAGCGAACAATTGGCGACGCTACTTGCCCGGGGCCCGGCCCGGGAATGTCTATGTCCGACAGCGCCATATCGAGGCACGTCATGTATTCGTAGATATGCTGATAGCCAACCTGCGTGTGGAAATCCCGGATGTGTCCATTCACCGTACCGTCGAGCCGGTACTGCATCGGCGTCGTCACCGACGCTGAAAGATCGGCCGCTCCCCATTGCGCGTAAGCCAGGGGCCGGGTAGCCGCAGAAACCGCATCGACGGCAATCTTCGTATCGAGCGGAGTATCCAGCCCCGCATCGCTGTAGACATCCTTCACGTGCAGAATGGTGTCCGCATTCCAGGCCATCGGAACGATATCCCGTGAATTGAACACGCGCACCGCACGGTCCCGCATTTGCTGGTTGAAATAGTCGGCAAATGCCGCATTGCCTGCTGTCGGGCCCGCGAATGTCTGGCAGTTGTACGTGTGGGCCTGCAAGCCACTCTGATTCTTCAGGTACAACACGATCGCGGATGCCAGCGCGCCGCCGAGGCTGTGCCCGATGACGTTGACGACCGACGACGGCTGCACGGTCCTCAGAAAGTCTGCAAGCTTCGTGCGGCTTGAATCCGGCGTGTCCAGTACGTAAAACAACGCCCCGTTGGTTCCCGCCGATATGCGTGCGTCGGACGGGCAGTCCCGCACATACGCGCTGAACGGTTCAAGCGTTCCGAACGAAAAGTCGCCCATGAGATCGAGCGGCGATTCGAAATTGGTGCCGCTCGTCACGACCGAATATTCGCCGGTGGCGGTCGATTGCAACACGGCCGTGATATTGGCGGCATAGCCATTCCGGTCCAATACGATGGCGGGCCCCCAAACGATCGCAAACTGATCGTTCCGCGTCATCCGCGAACCGTTCAGGCGATCCACGATGATCTTTTTCACCTGCGGGGCTGTCGGATGCTGGATGCCGTGTCCGAATTTGTCCGTGGCCGCGTTGTTCAGCACATAGGCCAACGTGAGGTTGACCTGCATTTGCCCGAGTTTGCTGGATGTCATGGTTCGTCGCCTCGTCGTCGCACTGCGGAAGGGAATCATTGCGAATAACGCCGGCTCCTGGCCGCTTGCGCCGGTGCGAATGTCATTCATTGCGCAACGACGGTTCTTCAATTGCCGACGGCGCAGGTTCGCAATAATCGCGCAAATAATGGCGCACGTATTACAGCGAAACAACCTGTCGACAATGGCAGGTACCAATGAGCCATTTCGGCATTTTCCGATTCACGCCAAAACAGGCCCTTATTTTTTTATTGAATTAATTCAGCATCTCCAAATCAACGGCCGCCGTTTCAAATAATCGCATCACCATCCCGATATTTTCGATAAGCGAATAAATTGGTGCGGACACGTAACATCGCTTACGTCTGAAGAATTTTCGACTAGAATTCGATCCGACGTGGCCACGTCGAGCATCGTATGACAACTCGGAGAACAACGATGGCAGACTACGTGAAGTACGGCGATGTTATTCGACTCACCAACGGCTACGGGGGCAACTGGAAAGGCGGTTACCTGTGCGTGGGCGGCCCTGCCCGAGTCGATGGCGGCCAGGATTATGTGGGAACCGTCTCGTCGCTCAGCGGAAATGAAACGGCAACGCAATGGATTATCGTTTCGCCGCTCAATCAGAAACCCAAAGGGCAAAACGTCGTCAGTTGCGATCAGATTCTGCTTCAGAGCGTCAAGGACAACAGCTATCTGGCCCTGTTCAATAACAATGCCAATAACGGCCAAAATCTCGACGTCGCCACATCGGGCGGCCTGGGCGGCACCGGATCCGTCGCCTGGCATATTTTCATTCGCTCGAATCCCCAGAACGATCCGAAGCTGATTACCGAAGACCAGCTATTTTTGCTGAATTCGTTCAATAACGGCGCCGGATTCCTCGATACGCGGGGCGAAGGACAATCCGGCTTTCTGTACAACGTCTCGGCTTCGTTGCTGGTGGATCGAGAAGGGAGCGGCAGCGGTGCATGGATGATCACGCGCGGTTAGGCGTCGAGCCTCGGTCCCGTATGCAACGGCATTGGGCCGAGGCGCCATCCTGGCGATACGCCGAGCCGCCTTCAACGGCGATGCGTGCCGTCGACAACTGCAGCGGGATGGTGGAGTCGACGAGAGATCGATCCGGAGAGGAAACGGCCGGCGCGCACGCAACGGCTCGGCCCATGCCGCCGCATGACGCGGACGCGTGTCGGCAATTACGAAATGGTGCCGGGGACCGGAAGCTTATCTTCCATGCAATCAACCACCTACGGCACATAGGTGCAAAATTGTAGCAGCGGCACGTGAGTCCGATAAAAATCTGGAACTAGGAACCGAACCGCCTCTATTCGGCGTCCTTCGGTGCCACCTCGGCGGCCATGTCGTCCGCCGGATAGAGCTGCAGCATCGCGCGCGCGGCTTCGACGTTCGACGTCGTGAGCCACTCCTCCCAGTCTTCCGGCCGCAGGATCACGACCGAGCGCTTTTCGTCGCCTGGCCGGTGCATGTGCTTCATGATCGGGTGCTCGTCGGCGTTCACCGTGATCATCGCCATCGCGTGTCGCTCGACGCCGTCAGGGTACTGCAGCGTGCGCCAGATGCCAGCGACGCAAAGCGGCCGCCAGCCGGCGAGCCCGATTCGGTAGCGCACGTGCTTGCCCGTCTCCCAGTTCGGCTCGTAGATCCACTTCGCCGGGATCAGGCAGCGGCGCCCGGCGCGCCAGGCTGGCGCATACAGCGGCGACTTCCCGAGGTTGTCGTCGCGCACGTTCATCGTGCTGCGGATGATCGGCGGCTTGCGGCCTTGCTCCTTGGCCTTCTCGACGTTCGCCTTCTGCAACGCGCGCGGCCAGAAGCCGAAGCCGGCGATGAGCGGCTGGAACTGGCCGTCGATGCTCGCGACGATCGGCGCATCGTAATCCTGGTAGATCTCGGGTTTCCACGGCGTCCACCGGTACAGATCGCGGAAGCTGTCTATCCTCAATTCGCTCAGCCCCGGATCTTCGCCGGGCGCGACGTAATTCGTGCACATTCCGACACCTTTTTAGGGGATTGACGGTCGCATGATACTCCCGAGTACACTGTATAGCCATACAGTATATTTTTCGCATCATGGAACCGCTCTGGGAATATCAGTGGGAATACATCGACATGCCTTACGACGGTCCGCCGGAGCGCACCGGCTACTGGATGACCGACGAAGAGGCGGCGCATTGGCATGGATCGAAGAAGCCGGGCGCACGCCGGCTCGATGAGACGCGGCGCGACCGGCATGCTCAGCCGAAGATTCCGATCGGCTGCGGGACCATCGGCGCGGCCTACGCGAAGCCTACGGCGATCGATGCGCCTCTGCCGGAATTCAAGTCGCCGCCCCTGCCGACGCTGAGATACTGGTGGGCGAACCCGACCTACTGCAGCCCGGAGAACATTCGGGTGCTGATCTTGGAGGTTGTGCGCCTGCGGCGCCTGCTCGAGAAGTGACGCGCGCAGCCGCTACTTGCCGCTCGGCTTCCAGCCGCAGTTCTTCGCGCCAGCCATGTTGTGCGCGAGGATCTGGCGCGCGGTGTCGTCGCTCAGCACGTCGGTCTTGCTGACGTAGATCGGCCGGGCCCAGTCGCATGCCGTGTCGACGATGCGCGTCTTCGTGACGATCTGAGGCTCACAAGGTGCTGCTGCCTTAGTCGCGGGACCATCCGTCGCGCAGCTGCTGCTCAGCACCGCCAACAGGCAGAGCGCCAACGTTCGTTTCTGCATCGCTTCTCTCCTTCGCAGCGGCCGCGCCGGCTTGCGCCGCGTCAGCATTCGCCTGGGCTTCCGCATTCGCGGATTGTGCAACCTGCTCGCGCGCCGCGGCCGCAGCCGCTTGCGCTTCGGCAGCCTTCTGGCCGGCCTGCGCTGTCGCCGTGCGGGCTTGCTGATGCCGGAACATACCGAACAGCACACCGGCCGCCGCGAGCAACCACGGGCCGAATTTCAGCAGGATGGGGATGATCGTCATGACGTGCTCCAGTGTCCCGTGAGGAAGAGATCGCGCTCGGCCGCGCGCCGGCGCACGAGACCGGGCTGCACGACGGCGCCGGCGCGGTTCCACGCCGGGAACTGGTCGGCCGCGCCGGCCATGTCCCCGATGTTGAGGTGCCGCAGCAGCGTCGACGGTTGGCCGCTGGCGAGCGTGATGATGCCGTCGCGCCCGGGATCGCCGGCGCGCCGCGCGCGGCCGGGCCCGACGTTGTTCACGATGCTGACGAGCGCGGCCTTCTGCTGCGGCGACAGCGCGACGCGCGCGGCCAGGTCGACGAGCGCCGCCGAGGCTCGCAGATTCGCGTCGTGCCGCGCGTCGGCCGTGGCCTGCGTCCACACAGTGCCCTCGCGCACGTCCGGGCCCGTCGAGCCCCAACCACACGTCCACGGGGCGCCGCTCAGCGCGCGCAGTGCGGGATCGTCCGGGATCGGCGCGCCGCCGAGCACCTTGTACCAGATGCCGCGCGCCTGCAGAGCCTTGCCGAGCGGCGACGCGGGATCTGGGTATGCGCTGAGATAGCAGCTCTCGAAGTGCTGCGACAGCGGCCGGCATAGCGCGAGCCATGCCTCATCGTCCGGCGCGGATGGAACGTTTTGCGGTACAGCCGGCGCGATTTCTGTTCCACCACCTGCCAAAGCCGTATCAGGAGTCGCCGGAAGTGGAACATCGTTCGGCAGTGTCGGCACGTCGACGACGGGCGCCGGATTCACGCCGAACAGCCGCGCGATCGCGTCGAAGAGCTCACTGAGCGCCATCGCCGTTCCCCTGCCCGGCCGCCGCATCCGGCGGCGCTACGCGGCGCACCGCGGTGTATCGCACGACGAGGATCAGCGCGAACGCGACGAGCGCCGCATAGCGTTGCACGCCCTGCGGCAGCAGTTCCTTCAGGTCGGCCGGCATCGAGTTCCACGCCTCGACGATCGCCGGGCCTGCGGCCGTCACGAGCGCGAGCGCGCCGCTCACGATGACGGTGCCGCGCCGGTGGAGCGTGCGCCAGTTGTCGGCCAGCGTGATTTTCCATTTCATCATTTCATCCACCGTCGAGTCTCGGGCCGATTCCCCGCCGCGCCCAATACGAGTTGAGAAACCATTTGCTTGATATCTTTCAGGTCGTCTCGCATTGCCTGATTACTCTGTTCGAGTACCGTAACGCGATTGGAAAGCCCCGAATAAAGGCCAATACACCACGCGGAAGCCCCTACCAGCGCGGCCAAGATGGAAACAAGGCCGGCGACCGTACTAATCACGGTTTTTGCACTTACAAGCCAAGAACCGGGGCTATTTTGCTGGTTATTTTGACCATTCATTTAATCGAGCCCATTAATTGAAAATCAGATGAGCTGATTATCGGTCAAATGTTTATGCGAATAGGGCTGATGCCGGATGGGCACATCTAGAAATCGAACCGTGGGTCACCTGGCAGAACTCACCCTCACAGACGCCCGTTCATTTACCATGTGCCCTTCGTAGACTCAGGCACCGATGTTCACCATGTCCTCACCCATAGCCAAGACCGCCGATGCAAGCACTAGCCGAAATTTCGGACTAGATTTGCTTCGATGCGTAGCGGTACTGCTGGTTCTGCTTCGCCATACCCTAGATCACGGGAAGCCGCCCGAGTGGTTGTTGGCGCCGTTCTACAACCAGGGCGCAACCGGTGTCGAGATATTCTTCGTCCTGAGTGGATTTCTGATCGGCCACATCCTGATCAGGTCGGCTGACGCAGGCAAGCTGCACAATCTCTCGGACGTCTCTAACTTCTGGAAGCGAAGATGGGCTCGAACGCTACCCGCATACGCATTCTTCCTTGTGCTTTACATGCGTTTCGACTGGCATGGTCCGGTGGATCTTGCCGTCGCCGCACCATTCTTCGTTTTTATGCAGAATTTCGCTTGGCCGATGCTCCCATTCTTCGGGCACTCGTGGAGTCTTGCGGTCGAAGAATGGTTCTACCTGCTGGTACCGATCATTTTCGTGATCTCATTCCGTGTCTCTGGATCTAACCGGCAAGCCATGCTGGCGACCTGCCTCATTTTCTTCGCTGTAGCAATGGTGAGCCGGATCCTACTGGGCACACACGTATCAACCTACGCGGATGTTGATCGGACGGTACGATCGATCGTGTTGCCAAGGATTGATTCAATCATGGTCGGCGTATTGGCAGCATATGTGCGGATATATCATCGATCATGGTTCGACGCCCTCGCGCGCCAGTGGGTGATTCCGACGACGCTATTTTTCGGCCTGATCGTATATCTCGCGTTCGGTATACACGGAACCGTGGCGCATCCGACCGTGCGTTACATGCTGTTCCCGACGATCTCATTAATCATCGCTGGAGTGATCCCAGTGTCGATGCGAATCGAAAGTCTCGGAAGCGCGGTGCTGGACCGATTCATTGCGGCAACCAGCAAAATTTCCTATTCGCTGTATCTGGGGCATATGTGCATGCTTACCCTCGCCCTTGGAGCGCTGGAACGCCAGCAAATCCAAGTTGATGGAACCGCGCCGACCTTCATATTCTATGCAGTGCTGTTCATCATGTATTACGCGTTCGCAACCTTCACATATCGATTTGTCGAATTGCCGTACATCAAATTGCGTGACCGCTTGTTGGGAAATTCAGACGAGCGCAGCGGAAACGTTGCGCTCGCCTCTGCCCGCGAGCATCACGCCGGCGGCGTCCACGAAACGGGATCGGAAAAATTCGTGCCGTCGAATCGCCACATGTAGCCCGGCTGCGGCGACATATCCGTGATATCGCGTAACGTTTCAACGAAGCCGGGTGTGAATCGCTGTTCGATCGGTACCTCGTTTCCTTGTTCATCGATCGCCGGCTGAACGATCTCAACGACAACGCCTTCAACAACTCGAGCATATGTATGCATTTTTAACCTCACGAGTACTCGTAAACGATAATTAGGCCGCCACCGCCCCGTCCGCCCGCCACCGCGCTTTGGCTTGGCCCGAGCATCGTGCCGCCGCCACCGGCGCCCTGTGACGGAGAGGGAAGTCCGTTGACGTTGATCGTACCCGGTCCACCACCTGGACCAAACACTGATGCACCTCCGGCAGCGCCGTAGCCTGCCGTCGTCGAAAGTGCGACGGAGATTCCACCGGACGAACCCGGAGTGCCGATCATCGAGTATCCACTCGGAGCGGAACTGGTGTTCACGCCGGTGAAATACGGTGCAGTGGTAGGACCGGCGGACGTACCGCCAAGACCGCCCGGCAACGTCATGAACGATCCGAATGAGGAAGTGCCGCCCGGGTTGCTGGCAAATCCGCTCGCAGGTGCTCCGCCGGCGCCGATCGTTACCGCCGCACCCGCGAATCCCGACGTAATCCGCGTTTTCCCATATGCGCCAGCGCCGCCGCCAGAGCCGACCGAGATTTGGCTTGCGCCGGTAGCTGCGCAGCCGCCACCTGACCCGCCGCCGCCAACGCCTTCGACAATGATCGAAGCGGTGCCAGGAGTCGGCGTGTACGTCGTGGTACCAACCGTCGAGAAGACCTGTACGTTCAACAGACGCCCGACGGCCTGACCGAGTTGCATCGCGTGGCCGGATTGTGTCGCTGCCGCGATGCTCTCGGCCGGCTGCACGATGTTCGTGCCATCGCCAGTGATGCGCTGCTGGCCCGCCGCGAGAACGATGCCCGTGCCGGCTGCCGTCTTCGCCGTGACCGTGAACGCGCCGGTTGTGTTGTTCACGACGGTCCAGTCGCGCGTCCATGCCGGAAAAATCACCTGCACGTTCGCCGTGAGCGCGCCAGCGAGCGTGATCTTCGATTTCAATGCCTGCGCGGGTGTCAGCGTGACATTCGAGTTCGTGAGCCCGCTGATCGCCATGACACCGTATCCGTACAACGGCACCCACTTTGAGCCAGGACCGGTATCCGGGTTGTCCGTGTTGTTATCGTTCAGGCTCAACCACGCTCCCTGCTGGTCGGCGCTCATGAGTACGGCGCCGGCCGGATAGCCGCCAACGTTCACATCGGCCGCAAAGGTCGAGCTGAACGCATAGAGTCCGCCCGCGTGCGCCCATCTGATCGACTGTGTGATCAGGTTCAGGATGCCGTTGAAGTCGCCGCCCGAGGGCGGCACGCCACCCGCCGCGATGGGCGTGAACGTGAGCGGCGGGAAGCCATCGTTAAGTGAAGCCGCGCCCGGCGTGATGCCGATTTGCGAAGCCTCGGGAATGGTGTTCTTTGTGCCGTTTGCTGCAAACGCGAGCGGGACGAGAGTGGGTGATTGGCTAGCTTGCATTCAAAACTCCAGTAAAGAGTGTTCCTTGCCCGAACGGTGCAACGCTGGTCTTTCCGGCTTCCGAGAAGCCGAAGATGTTCGGCACCGGCACCTGCATGATCGTGGCGAGCACGCCGGTCGGCCGCGGCATTGCTCCGGACTGCGTGAGAATTGCGATCTCGAACGGCTGCAGATAGAACTCGAACGTGTACCGCATCTGCATGTTGCCGAGGTCGTTCACGTAGCATCGGCCGCGCCCCTTAAACAAGTTCTGCAGCAGTTGGTTGTAGCTCGGGATCGACCCGTCCGAGATGTTTGCCATCGCCTTGACTAGGATCAGCGTGCGAAACGCGCTGTCCGCCAGGTAGTAATTCTCGGTGACAGTGCTACCTGAATAAAAGACCCCCGAGCCGAACGGCGTCGCGCTGGCGTTGCCGGCTTCCTTGAAGCCGAGGTTGATCTCTGCCGAAGGAATCTTCAGCAACCGGCCGCTCTCGAGCCCGACGATCTTCCCCCAGATGTCGAGGCCACGCCCTACGGCGCTATCGATGTTCCACACCATGTCGTAGAACGCGTCGATGTCCGCCGACGGGTCGATGTACTGCCCGAAGTTCTCGATGAGCTGCAGCAGCGTGGGGCTGTTCGCGTACTGCGAAATCACCGTGCTGAGCGGGAAGTTGGACGGCAGGTCGACCGGCGTGTAGACGTAGGTTCCCGTCCACGAAAGCACTGCTGCGGCGAGCGGCGCCGGAGAAACGGAGATGGTCGCGACATCGGTGAATGCAAAATCCGTCACCGTCGCGGCCGCAGTCGTGGTCGGGATGTAGCTCGTCGGTGCCGACACGCCGCTGGCTAGCGGCCCGATCTGCGGACCGAAGAACGTCACTGACGTGTTCGCGGTAACGACGCTGGTCGCCGTAACGTTGTTGAAACCACTGGCGGTCGGCGTGATGACGATCGAGCATCGATACCATCCTCCGCCCACGGGTGAAATCGTTGGTTTGGATGCAATACCAGTGGGGGCTGCGGCGGTGCCCGCACCGGAAAGCGTAAACAGGCATTGCCCGACTTGTGTAAAGCTGGTGAGCGCGATGCTCGTGCCTGACCCGGGCTTCGCGAATACCGAAAGCTCGTATGGCTGATTCGCGACGAAATCGGTGAATCCCTGATACAGGTACGCACTCCCCGTCGCATTCGCCGTGAGCGTTGCCGCGTTCGTGCTGCCGTCGGGCCCTGCCGCTGAAACGAGCGACGCGACGCGCGTACCCGACCATGCGGCAGCTAGCAAGTTGGTCGACCGCAGGAATTTGTTCGTGCGCGCAGCCGGATAGAGCTGTTGATTGCCCTGCCAGTCGGTCCGGAAGATGTTCGCAATAACGATCTGAGCGATCTGCTCGCCCGGGTTCGACGCGAGCTCGAACGCCGTGGTCGTTCCATCGCCAATGCCGAACTGCAGAGGTGTCGAGATTACGCCGTTCATACGAGGCTCACCGCGATGTTCGCCGCTGTGAGGGTCGGCGTCTTGTCGATCCCCATCACGACACTGTTCTGGTTCGCCGTGGTCGTGCCGAGCTGGATCGACAGCAGCTCGACAGACGGATCGATCGCGATCACGCCCGGGTAGTACCGGCCGGCGAAGATGGTCGAGTTGCTACGCGCGCGCGAGCCACCGTCGGCGCCGGTAAACGCAGCGATGATCGCGTTCTGCACGAGCTGCACGATGTTGGCCGGGAGGTTCGGGTTGTTCACGAGCTGCACGGCGAACAGGATCGGCACGGCGGTGAGCGTCTGATACTTCACCGTGTAGCTCGGGTATGGCTGCGATCCGACGCTCGTGTCCTGCACCGTCACGGTCGTGTTGCCGTTGTAGTTGCAGCCCGGCGATTTCTTCGTCCAGATGGCATTGCCGATGTCCTGCGCCGCGCCGCCGTAGACACCCACATACAGCGAATTCGGTGCGAGCGTGTACGTGCCGTTCACGACCGACGTGCCGAGCGGGTTATCGAGCACGCATGCGTCGAGCACTCCGGCGACATTGAGAACGCGGGCTCGCACGGCGGGCACCGAGCCGGCGGCGTTCAGCGCGACAGACTGGCGACGGCGGTACTCGAAGTCGGCGCGCGACTCGACATTGCTACCAACGACACCCGAGACCACGGTCACCGTGTCCCATCCGGGAATTGCCTGGTAGATCGAGACCTGATTGGCAGCCGGAACCGGCGTCGGGCCGGTCACCTTGCACGCGAAGCTGAGCGTAATCGTGCCGCTCGCCGGGATCGTGCCGGCCTGCGTGCACAGGTAGACGTTATTGCTCGAATCCTTGATCAGCGCACCGAGCGGGATGACGGTATTCGCGGCGCCCACGCAAGCCACTTGCAACGCCGTCGGCTCGGCCGGGTTCCGCTCGATGAAGTAGATGCGGCCGATCGCGTCCTGCCACCGGCCGGCGGCCTGATCCGGATCGACGCCATTCGACACCTCGAGCATGTCGTCGTTCTTCGCGCCGATGATGGCGGTCAGGCTCGATGCGAGTTGTCCCTGCGGCGTCGTCAGGTTGGGACTGCCGTCCTCGTTCGTTATGTTCAGGTTGCCGCCGAAGGCCGCGTTCGTGTCCGCGAGCACGCCGGTCAGAATCGCGGATTCCGCGGGCACGACCGGCCCGGTCGGCGCCCAGTTGATCGGCGGTACGCTGGAGGTGGGAGAAGTCGACATGCGGATCCTCAGAAATTGATGGGAAGCACGCCGTCGGCCGTGGCGACCTGTACCTGGCCGGTCACGACGCGGTCGTTCATGGACGTGATGAAGCACTGCGCAGCCTGTACGCCGAACACGCGCCGCGCTTCAGTGTTGATGTCCTTCTTGATGAGCGGAAGCGGCGGCCGCTTGCCGAGAATGTCCTGCCAGTACGGGACGCCGACGGACGTGTCGTACCAGCATTCGCCGCGGAACGTGCGCACGGCGCTCGCGACGTCTTGCGCGATCGCGTAGGGCTCGGCCGCGACAGCGATGTTCCCGTAGGCGTCGAGGCAGAGATCCCACGTTTGCTGATCGAGGAGAAGGGTCGAAGGCATCAGTTCGGTACTCCAGTATTGCCGCTGCCGGTCTGGACGCCGCTGTGCGTGTGGGTGGACCCGACGTTCTTCCCGTTGTTCGTCAGCGTGCCCGTGGTTGCCACGTTGCCGTTAAACGTCGACGTGCCAGCATACGAGCCGCCGCCTTGCGACAGGTTGCCGTTGAGCGTGATCGCCGGCGAGTTGATCGCGCATGCGGCGCTCGCGTCGATTTCGACGTTCGGCGCGGAGATCGTGACCTTGGTCGGCGAGCTGATGGTGATCCCGGCCGTTGAAAACTGCACGTATTGCGTCGGCACGCCATTCAGGAAGCCACCGAGATACAGACCATCGGCCATATCGAAGATACGCTTCGAACCCGGATTCGCCGCGCCGCGGTTCGCCTTCACCGACGAGATGTCGCGATCCTCGACGATCGCAACGCCGATGTCACCGTCCTGTGGGTCGATGATCACTGCGTTCGGACCGCCCTGCAGCCGGAAGTACGGCAAGTTGTGGATGACGCCGTGCGGCATCGCGTTGTCGGAGCCGTCGAGCTGGTTGACGAGCGGCAGCACGTCCACAAAGCCGACCGGAGAGACGCCGCCGGCGTTCGTGACCGCTTTCACCTCCACGAGCCGCGCGCCAGCGATCGTGCGCAGGATCTGCCACACGAGGAAGGATTGCTCGTTGAACGGCGAGGTGCCTGACGTGGGCCGCTGGCTGCCCCGATAGCCGAATGCGTTATCCACCATTTTGCGGGTATGCCGAGAGTTGAGTGAACCAGGCGCCGTCGGGCACCTCGCTTTCCAGAGCGTGCGACAGGTCGAACACGTTCCAGATGCCGCAGGCGACCGGAAGTGAGCTCTGCACCTTGATCTGGCCGCCGTTCTTGATGTTCGGATTGAACTCCATCGAGATGCCGAGGCCGTTGCTCGAGAACGTCGGGTACCCGCGCATACCTGTCTCGGGCGAGATCAGCGGAATGTCGCCGGCCGTCGCGCGCGCGCCGGCGCGCGGCCAGATCGCGAGCGTGTCGCGGTCGATCAGATAGTTGATGTCCGCCGCGCGGGCGCATGCGCGCACCTGCGCGAGCGCCGTTCCCGGGAAGTACGGGTTCGAGAGCTGCACCTGCACACCGTTGTTCTCGAACGTGAGCCCCATCGTGGCGGCCAGCTCTTTCATGATCGTCGCGACGTCGACGGACCCCACGTAGCTGAGCGCGCCCACCGGCTTCACCGCCTGGATCAGGCCGGCATAGCCGATGATGTTCAGCGGCACGTCGGGGGTGCCCTGAAAGTCGCCCCACGCCTCGCCGATCGTGCCCGAGTAGACGACGTGCATGCCGTTCTCGTCATCTCCTGCGGCGAGCTGCACTGCGTTCTGCGCGCGGATCGCGGTGTTGATTGGGCCGACGGTCGTCAGCTGGTTGATCATCGACAGAGGGATGCCGTACGCGCGAATCTGTGCGGCCGCCATCGCGTCCCCGCCCGGCACCGTGATGAGCGATTGCACGCGCAGGCCCGTCAGCGTCACCGTGTTCGAGCCGTCCTCCCCGAACTCGCCATCGCCGAGCGTGATCGTCAGATCGATGCGTTTACGCGTGAAGCTCATGCGAGGTCTCCCGCTTCGAGATAGACGAGCTGCCACCGCGTCCCGAGTCCCGTGTACTCCGGATCCGCGACGCCCTGCGTATCGAAGAACGTCAGGTCGCCGACGAAGCCGAGGTACGCGTGGCGGATCAGCAGCACGCGATCGCGGCAGGCGATACCGCTCTTGATCGGCGCGTTGTTCACCGACAGGTCGAGATACATGCCGGTCGTCTTCTGGTAGACCGAGATCTGGCAGTTCTGGCCGGCGAGCAGCACGCTGAAGTTCTGCGCGGGCTTCGCGGTGATCGGGAGGATCAGCATCACTGCACCCCGCCGACGCCGGTCGTCACCGAGACCGGACCGAAGAGGCCGGACTGCGCCGCAGTCGGAACCTGCCCCTGCACCTGGCCGAGACTGGCCGAATCCTGAGACGCCGAATTCTGCGTGTTCGCGAACTGCGCGACGACCGTCTGGCGCACCTCCTCGAGATAGATCTCGGCGACAACCATCGTCACGCCGTTCTTCGACGTGCGCCGATAGTCGTACGCGACGACGTTCGCGTTTTCGTACGCCGCGTCCGGCGTGATCACGGTGAACAGCATTGTCGACTGCTTCGCAGCCTCGATCGATGACAGGAACGCCGCGCGCCGCGTGTCACTACCGCCGCACACCAGTTGCACGCGCGCGTTGTACGGCATCTGCACCTTGTTGTAGTCGGCGAAGCCGCCCTGCTCCTGCGGGTACTTCGAGATGCGCGAATCGCCGCGGTACTCGACGCTCAGCGCAGTGTCCGCGACGGCCAGCGGCGCACCGAACTCGTCGAAGATGCCCCACACGGGCGCGAGTAGCCCTTCGAGCAGCCCGATCGCGTCGGTCGTGATAAGCGACACCGCGAACGAGCCGAGCGACTCGCCCGGCGCACGGATGAGCGGCGGCACGCCCGGCAGGTCTGGAACGTTCGGGAAGGCAGGGACGGTGATGTTAGGCAGCGGCATATCAGATCAATCCGGTGTTGGCCTGCGGCACGACGAAGCTGTAGCGACGCAGCGCGCCGCCCAGATCGCGCGCGATGCCGGGCGCGTCGGTCGCCTGCGTGTGCACAGTGATCGGGCCGTTGATGTTCGTCTCGGTCGTCGACGTGCTCGTCGTGGTCGTGTTGCCGCCCGCCGGCGCAGCGGCCGCGGCGGTCTGCTGCGCAATCTGCGCGGCGTTCGCCTGCCCCAGGCCACCGAACACCTCGCGCGCATATCGCTGCCGCCGCGCGATGTTCGCCTCGGCCGCGCCCGGGCGCTCGTACTCGCGCGAGTGCACCTCGGCAGCGAACTCGGGCGTCTTCGCCATGCGCAGACGCTGGTCGGCCTGCTTCTCGGTGTTTTTCAGCTCCCAGAGCATGAAATCGACCTGCTCGCCAAAGGTCGACTGCGCGAGCGAGTGCCCGAACTGCTTCTCGAACTGCGCGCCGCGCGCCTTCCCCCATTGGGCGATGCCCGCGTTGCCGGAGGCTTTGTTGACCGCCGTCGGGTCGAGCTGACTTTCCTGCATCAGGCTGCCGATCGTCCCGGCGATCGCCGCATCCGAATATCCAGCCTCTTTCATGCGCCCGGCCAGATAGCGCTGTCGATCCGCGAGCGAGCCACTGTTCGCGGCCGCGCGCGCCTTACCGACGGGGTCGCCATCCCACGTGTCTCCCGGCTGCGTCGTGCGCGTATCGCCCTCGCCAGCGTTCAGCCCCTCGCTGTACAGCGCGAGGCCGGCGATACCGAGCAGTCGCCCAAGGATCGGCAAGGCGCTTGCGCCGGCCGTGCTGACGCCACCCAGCGCGCCGCCGAGCCTGAGCAGTGCGCCAGCCAGCGATAGCACGCCCGAGGCCATCGAAAGCAGCTTCAGGCCGGCAAAGGCGATCAGCACGTTCTTCCAGCCGCCGACCGACGCCGCTGCCTTGTCAGCCCACTCGACGAACTGCTGCACCGACGTCACGGCGCGATCCACCCATGCACTGATGTCCGCCTTGTGGTCCGCGACCCAGTCCGCCACGTTCTGCAGCTTGCCGAGCAGCTTCTCGAAGGTCGGCATCAGCTCGAGCAGCACGGTCGTGCCGACATACTCCAGCCGGTCGCGAAGATCGAGCCACTCATTCTTCAGCTTCAGCGCCTGCTCGGCCTGCTTCTCCGTGACGGCCGAGTTCTTCTTCTGCGCGTCGACGAGCGCGAGTACCGCGGTCTCGCCCTGCTTTAGAAAATTGAACTCGCCGTCGCCGATTCCCATCTGCTGCGCGATGAAGCGCGCGCGGCCCGGGTCGGCCTTGAACATGTTGGAAATGATGCGCGCACGCGCGAGCAGGTAGCTGTTGCCGTCCTTCAGGTCCTTGACGGATCCGCCCATGCGAAGGAACCACTGCACGCCCTCGGTAACCTGGCCGAACTTCAGCTTCGAGATGTCGTTCTGGGAGGCTGACAGCGCGGCCGTGATGCCTTCGGCGGAGCCGCCTGCACGCTCTGCCGCGCGCTGCCACGCGGCAAGATCGCGCGTGCTCATCTGGAGGTTCTGGGCCATGTAGCCCAGGTTCACCGCCGAATTGATCGTGCTCTCGGTGAACTGCTTGATGCCGACGCCAGCGGTGAAGATCGCGACGAGCGCCAGCACCTCGTTTCGGATGCTGCGATAGGATTCGGCCGCCTTCTTGTTGCGCTCCTCGATTTCCTTGGCAGCAGCACGCTCCTCGGCGGTGAGCTTCTTCGTGGCCGCGCCGGCTTCGCTCTTGCCGCGCTTGAACGCGCTGGTGTCGAGGCCGAGGGTTACGACGAGCGCGTCGACGATGGTCATACCCACGGTCAATTTCTCCTTTCCTCTGCCGCGACGCGCTCGTTATGGCTGTCGACGACGATTATTTCCAGCAGGTCATGCAGGTCATCCTGTCCCAGAACGGTTTGCAGCTCGACGAGGGTCGCGAGCCGCCGGGAAACGACCGCGCCGATCGAGCGCGGCACGTTGGGATACGCGATCAGGCGTCTGCTGCTGCCACCGCCCCAGAAGCCTGCTTCGATGGGGCGGCGCCGAGAAAACCCTCGAGGTGCAGGTCGAGCACCGCCTTCCGGAGCTTCAGACGAGTGGCGACCTCCTCGATGTCCGTCTCGATCAGCGCACGCGCGCCGCCGGCGCGGCCCGGCTCGAATTCATACTGCACGCAGTCCATCATCTCGTCGAACAGCGGCTTCACGATCTCGAACGGAACGCGGCCCAGCGACTTGATGCCGATCGCCGCGATACCTGCCAGCCCAGCGCCGGCCACATCCTCCGGGACCTCGACGCCGCAGCTCATCGCGGCGAACAGCGCGCGCGCTGCCCACTCCTCCGATTTCGACGCCGGCATCTCGGTGATCAGGAATCGCTTCCCATGGTCGCGACCGTCGGTCGCGGTGAAGTTGGTCGTCTTGCGTGGCATATCACATCGGTGCCGGCAGCACCTTCTCCCAGGTGATTTCGTAGGTCTGCGGCTGGAGCACCTTCTTCGCGTCCGGCAGCACCTTGCCGCGCGTCAGCACGCCGTTGACCATCGTGAATTTCTTGCTGATGCCCGGCAGCGTCACGACGCCCGACCACTGCATCTTGTCGCGCAGTACGTTCTCGGCCGTGATCACTCCGTCGAAGACGAGGATCGAATCGGAGTTCGGCTGCAGCGTGATGCGCCACTTGATGTTGTATGGCACATAGCCGTATGACTGCTTGCCGTCGAGGCCGAGCGATACCTCGGCCATCTCGACGTCGTCCGTATCGAAGATGTCCTCGGCCGCGTAGCCCTGAATCTGCTGCGCGACCGGGAAGACGGAGCCGGCCGCGAGCATGATCACGCTGTTGGCGCTGGTAATCGTTCCTGACATGGTTGCTCCCTTACTGGACCATCACCGAGGCGAGGTTGAGTTGTTGGACGCTGCCGCCGTCCATGTACCAGAACGTGCACGGCGGCGACTGGCGCGCCGCGCGCGTCTGCGCGGTCGCCTTCGACGCCAGCACCTGCAGATACCAGCCACGCGAGGAAAGCACGCCGTCGATCTTCAGGCCGGCCGCCGTGTTGACCTGTTGCACCTGCGCGGCGCCGAGCTGGACGCCTTCGCGGATCGCGCCGAAGTTCACCGCCTGGTTGACCGTGTCCATCAGCCACGACTCGATCGTCGCGTCGCCAACGGCGTTGTACGGCACGGACTTCGATTGCGTCAGGCCGGTCATGATGCCGAGCTGGAACTGGTTGTTCATCCAGATCTGATCGATGTACGCGTCGATCCAGTCGTACTGCCCTGCGATCTGGCCCGGCGTGAAGAACGTGAACTGATCGTTCGCCGTAGCGAACGCGCCGTAGCAGTTATAGCCGTTTGCGACGAGGTTCTGATACGTGGTCGCGTCCGTGACGGTTGCCGCGAGGCCCGACTGCGATTTGAACGCCAGCGTGATGCGACCGTTCGTCTCGGTGAAGTCGATCGACGCGATCGCACCCATCAGGAACGCGGCTTGGTTGATGTCCTGGTAGATCGGCACGACGCCGCTCATGTTGCTCTGGTTCACCAGGTAGCCGAGCGACGAAGTCGCCGGTACCGTCGTCGTCGGGCTCTGATCCGTGTCCCACGCGGCGTACAGGTAGCGGTTGTTCTGCTGCGACGTCCACGTCGCGAACGCCATCTTCTGCGTGTTGCCGACGCCGTTGTCCGGATCGAACGTCGTCATGAACGACACCCAGTTCTGCGTGATCTTCGTCAGCGCGTTCATCGCGCCGCTCGGCGTCGATGCAGCGGCGCCCTGCGACAGTACGGCGCCGGTCGCTTGCGTCAGATCGAGGGTTGCCGCGAGCGTGCCCGTCGCAAATGCGGCCGTCGACGGCGCGCCGCTGATGCCCGACGTGATGACGAAGGCGCTCGATGTGCTGTCGAACGTCACGGTGACAGCTGCGGCCGCCGCGGTGATCGACGTGCTGGCGACGGTCTGCGATTGGTCCACCGTGTACGTGCCAGTGCCACCCGTGCCGGTCAGGAACCCGGTGATCTTCGTACCGGCGGTCACGCCCGTGCCGCTCAGCACCTGGCCGATCGCGAGCGTGCCGGACGTGACAGCGGATACAGTCAGCGTGGTGCCCGCGATGCTACCGGTGACCACAGCCGGCGTCGGCGGAGTCGCGTTGAGCGCGGTCTGAATCGACGCAGCGGCCGCGGAGAAGCTCGAAGCGCTCGACAGGTTGATCGACGCCGCGGTGCGCGGAAAGCCGTCGACATTCACCGTCAGCGAGCCGGACAGTGCCTGCAGCTGCGCGAGCGTCATTGCCGCGAGCGAGCCGCCGCGCAAATACGCTTTCACCGGCGCCGTCGGATATTGCATGAAACCGAGCGAACCCGGTTTCACGTTCGAATTATCGAAGCCGTTGAAATAAATCGCGGCCAATTGCGCTTCGGTCGAAGCCGAACCGAAATAAGCGGCGACCGCGGCTTGCGTCGGAAAAGTCGGAACAGTGCCAACCGGCACTCGGGTATTCGTCGTCAGCATAATGCCGACGAGATCGAGCGCGGAACCGCCCGCGCTGATGACGCTCGGCGTTACGGAGGCGATCAGGGATGCCGGGATCGACATGGTTTAAGCTCCGGGTGGATATGCCGCGTCCACGCTGACGATTTGGGGATTAACCTCGTCTGCAAAATCCTGCGGCGTTTGCGTGATTGGATTGTATTCGATAGCCAGTTCAATTATCCAACGCTGCTCATAGTTATTCTGAGCGTTAATAAACGGCATTTGTCTCGGATTTTCGCAATATAACGGCTGAATATCCGGATTAACGGTCGCGAATTGAATGCACGCATATTCGCTTCGAAACAGCGTTGAAATGATCGCGGCGTTGTCGCCTGCGTTCGGACCGTGCACGTCGAGCTGGAGCCGCGCCTCGATCGCCTGCATCGAATTGCGCGTTCCGGGGTTGGTACCCGGGTCGGTGTAGCCCTCGACGTTCGTCGCGAGGCGCGGCGATGCGATCGAGTTCATCACGACGAAGTCGCCGCCGACCGGCTCGCCGACGCCATTTCCCTGTGCCTTTACGACCTCGACGCCGGCCGGCAGGATGCCGAGCAGGAACGTGCGGAGCGCGGCGAAGACCTGCGATTCGGTGATGGAGATGGTCACGGGCATGGCGGCCTCACTGCAGCTGGATCGCGAGCGCGCACCAGTCCGGCCACGTCTCGAACACCTGAACGACCTTCCACGTCGTGCCTTGCAATGAGGCCGGCACGCCGGGCGCCGCGGCGAACTGCAGCAGGTCGCCGCCCTGGTTCGTCGCGCGGTAGACGCCGCGCCAGTCGCCGTTCAGGTATGCCTTGCGCAGCACGCCTTGGATGTTGAGGCCGTCGAGGTGCTGGATCTCCTTCGCGGAGAGCGCCTGCACCTGCACCGACTGCGGGGATGCGCTGTAGATCGGCGTGCGATCGCCGTCGGGCGCCGTCGTATAGCCGGTGCTCTGTTGCAGCGTCACCGGCACGAACGGATTCACGGTGCCGATCGCGCCGGACACGATTCCATGGAGGTTCATTCTGTGGGTGCTCCGTCGACGATGTCGTATGCGACGGCGTGCTGCATCGGCGCGGCGGCCGATCCGCGCAGCGGGCCGTCGAAGCCCTTCTTTGCGATCGTGGATTTGGCGTTCGGCGGATCGGTCCACGCGCCGATCGTCGCCTGAATGTCGACGACGGCCGCCTCGCCGGCGAGCCGCAGCGCCGCGTCGAAGTCGCCGCCGTTGCGCTGCAGGGTCACGCCGACGATCTTCGCCCAGCGAGATGCTTGCGCGAGCGCTGTCGTGCGCATGAAGGGACGCGGGGGAATGTCTTCGGTGCCGTATTCCTGCCAGAACCCGACGAGCGCCGTCGGCGTGCCGTCAGGCTCCGTCGCCCCTTCGAGGAGGCCCGCGCGCATGGTGAGCGTCGCGTTGTCGAGGTAGCGCGCCAGTGCGGCGTCGAGCTTGACGCCGCCGGTTACCTTAGCGGCGCACACAACACGGTGCCGGGAAGTAGCGGAAGGTGCGGAACGGCAGCACCATCTGCCAGAAGATGAGCCCGTACTCGCTCTGCGCCCAGAACTCGGCATTCTTCGACTGTACCTGCGCGAAGGACGCGTTCACGGTGCCCTCGCCGGCCGAAACCATCTGGCCGACCACGGCCGCGCTCGAGCCGTCACCCGAGCTCGCGCGGCCGAGAAGAAACGCGAGGTGCGCCGTGATGAAGTTGAGCAGCTGTGCGCGGATGGTCAGATCCTGCACGACCGAAGCGGGCGAGTTGTTCAGGAAGATACAGGCCATCGCGAAATAGCCATTCAGGGTGCCGTCGCTCAGTCCCGCAAAAGCGGGAAAAGCCGCCCTGAAGGCGGCCGGGTCAAACGCGACGACTCCCGTCGGCGTGCTCATCAGCTTTGGATCTCGCCGCGCACGGTGCCGTCGACGGTCTTGTCTTCGCGGTGCGAGTTCGGATCGTACGGTTCGAAGCCGGTGAGTTCGCCTTCTTGCTCGCGCGCCTGCGATTCGCCGGACTTGTCGTCCTTCGCGGCGAACACGAAGCCGTTTTTGTGCGCTGCCGACGAACCATGATCCTTGACGATCTGCGCCCAGTCGTCGGCGTCGACCAGCGTCACACCGTGGCCGGCGATGCTGTTGCGGCCCGGCATGCCAGCGACCTGCAGATCCGATCGCTCGTCACCGTACATGCCAACCAGGCGGACGCTGCGGCCATCCGGAAGGCTGTAGACGATCCCATGCGGGAGCTTGCACCACACCTTGACCGTTTTGCTCGTCTTGGTTTCTTGGACTTCCGGCATATCAGACCCCCAGCATTTGTTGGATGAAGTTCGGGTAGTACAGCACCGCGCCGTACGCGTGGCCGGACTTCTTTTCGGCGAACGACGACGAGTGGCGCACGACGCCATGCGCACGCAGCCGTTCGGCATACGCCAGCTCGCCGGTCGGCTGCCCTTCGACGTTTTGGGCGATCATCTGCACGAGATTGCCGCTCGCCGTTGCGAACTCGGGGATCGTCTCGATCGTCATGTTCGGGTAGGCCAACTTCAGCCGATCCTTCAGCACCTGGCCGTACGAGTTCTGCTTCGTCAGGTTCTGCTCGACGATGTTCGGGATCCCGACCTTCACGACGCTCTTCGTGTTGATCAGGCCGTTGCCGGCCGCGATGAGGTTGCCCCAGAGCGTGACGAAGTCAGCGTAGATCTCGTCCGACGTCTTGACTGCCCACGTGGTCCCGCCCGCGCCCGTGCCCGGCGCGACCGGCGCGCTGAGCGCCGGGTCGTTCGTCAGGCCGTAGTTCTGCAGGCCCGCGACGCCGAACAGGAAGATCGCGTTTTCCTTCTTGCGAAGGATCAGCGCCGAGGCCGTTTGCTGACGCGCCGCGTAGTCGAGGCGCGCCTTCGCCGCGACCGCCAGCTGCTTGTCGCCCCACTGCGTGTTAGTCTGGAAGCCGTAGTTCTGGCGTTGCGGGAAGTTCGCGTTGTGGCTCGACTGGCCGTTCTCGCTGTAGTCGCCGTACGTGGCCGTTTCACCGGTCGATTCGACCGACATGAACGTCGCTGTCGCGTCCGTCCAGTCGCCCTTCTGCACGACCGGATACAGCAGCTCGGCATTCATCGGTGCAACGAGCACCTCGATCACGCGCGGGTCGAAGTAGTTCGTGAGCATCTGCGGGATGCCATTGTTCGGCTGCGTGACCAGCGGGCCGGCCGCGTCCATTGCGGCGACGAGCTTCGCCTTCACTTCGGGCGTCAGCAGCTCGGCACCATGCGGCAGGTGGATGCCGTATTCGGTGAGTTGGTTCAGCTTCATGCGAGTTGGCTCCACGTCGAGATCTTGATGACCGCACCGGCCGCGCCGCCGCGGGAAACGACGAACGCCGTTTCGACTGCGCCGGTAATGGTCGCGCCGGCAGCGCCGAACTGCAGCGTGCCGTCGGCGAGCGTCGCGAACACCTTCTGGCCCAGCGTCGCGGGGTTCGCGGACTTCGCGAAGAATTCGCCGCGCTCCGCCACTTCAACGGCCATACCAGCGGGCACCTGCATGCTGTACTCCTGCAGGTAGTTCGGGATCACGCCAACCTGATCCGTGATCGCGAAGCCGAGCGGCTTGCCGGTGCCGGTGTTCTGCACCTGGTTGTCGGTGTCCGTGCCCGGCCACACGAACGCGGCGACGGTCACAGCCGTCTGCGCGACGCGCGAAATGACCGAGATCGGGTTCATCGAGGCGCGCGTGCCCGGCACGCCGACCTCGGGCTGAAGACGTACTGCGTTCGGGAAGCCCATGTTCGTCCGTCCTTACGCGTGGTTGATTTTGGCCAGAGCCGGGAAGCGCTCCAGCAATGCGGCGCCGCTCGCTGCATCGGCCGCTACATGCACCGGCGCCTTCGACTGCGCGTCGAGCAGCACGTCGACGATGCCGGCGTACGCGACCTTGTCGTGCTTCGCCGGATCCATGCCGCCGACAGTCATCGCGTGCGCGTAGATCGCCTCGGCGGAGTCGAACGCCATCGCGTCGATGCGGCCGGTGATCGGCGCGACCTTGTCGGCCGCGCGGAAGCGACCCTCGATCGACTCGCGAACGCCCTTCGTGGCGGCGGCGATCTTCGCGTCCATCGCCGAGGCGTTCTTCGCCTCTTCGGCCTTCTTCGCTTCCTCGGCGCGGCGTTCTTCGTCGGCCGCCGCTTCGGGATCGTCGTCCTCGTCGTTCGCGCCCTTGGCACCCGCTTCCTCGATCAGCTTCTTCAGCTTCTCGAGCAGCGAGCCTTCCTCGTCGACAGCCGCATCCGGCTCGCCGAGTGCCTGGACTTCTTCGAGAGCTTCCTCGAGGGCTTCTTCGACGCCCGCGGTGTCGAGGCCCTCGTCCATCGCGACTTTCAGCTTCGGGAGCCGAGCCTTCAGCGCCGCCTTCTGCTTCGGATTCAGTTTCACGGTTCGTACCTTTTCAGAGGTTTGGATCTGGGTATCGGCGACAAGCACATCCGGCCCGGCGCGGCCCTCAACGACGGTTGCGACGTGATTACCGCGAATATCAGTCATCACAATGTCGTATTGCGCGCCATTATAGGTTCCACTTTTAATGACGGGCTTATACCGATATGAACTCGACAACTCGCGCTGCTCGTCGCTTTCGATTTTCTCGATATATTCGCCATCCCAGAACGCAAGATCGTTCGTGAGATATTCACCGTCAAACTTCGCATTTGAGCCGGTTGCTCCAATAATCAGGTCTTTTTTCGGATCATCTGCGCTTACGTGCTTGTGTGTGGCAAGGATCGGCAGATTGTTGAACGTCTCGACAGCCTTCTGGAGCTCCTCCGGCGGGCGGAACACGTTGTACACCCGGTCCGGATCCAGACCGAGCGCGTCCCAATCCGGGATCTCCCTCCCCCAATACGGATTCACGCCGGCTTTCGAAATTCGACTGATGGAAACGCGCATGCGACCGTCATCGTCGAAACTCCGCACCGTCGCCTTGTCAAAAGCGACGATAATCTCGTCTTTATTCGGCTTCATCGTCAACACCTGGAATAAGCGGTGCACCCACGCATCCGCAATTCGGCAATTCGCCGGGGAAAATGTATTCGCCGTCGATTTTAAGACCCTTCGATAAATCGAAAACCTTCCCGTTCGCCTCGACGTGCGAATGCCGCGGATTCTTGCCGCCGCCGACGTGCAGCCAGCGCGCCTTCGTCACGCCCATCGAGAGCTGCCGCGCGCGGGCCATTTGCGCCGTGGCCTTGTTGTTCTGGTCGGTTGCGATGAACGTCGCGCGGCGCCGCGTCACGCCGTAGCGCTGCTGCAGCTGGTCGGTCATGTACTTCAGATCGCGGCCCGCCGTGACGCTGCGCATCACGATGCCCTCGACCTCGGTCGCGTACTCGGATTGGATAGACTTGATCAGGGAGACGTTCTGCTGGATCGACGCCTGCATGACGGTGTTCGACACGAGCGTGTCCTTCACCGAAACCGACATGCCCGTGAGCGACACGGCGGCCTGCTTCGTGGCGTTGGTCGCATGCTTGTCCACCTTCGCGATGAACCAGCGCGCGAGATCCGGCGCGCGGGCGGCGAACATCTTGCGCCACTGCGCGGCGCGGCGCGCGAGCTGCGCGGCAAGGTCGGCCGCCGGCGACGCGTCCGCCGCGATTTCCGTCTCGCGGCTGCGGTACGTGGCACGCAGCCAGTACAGCGTAGAGCGATGCATCTCGTCGATCAGGCGCTCGAGCGCGCGCTGGTACTGGATGCGCACGGCGGCGCTCGGCCGCGTCGCGCGCATCTCGCCCTTCACCTTCGGGGCGCGCGCAGGCATCAGACCACCGCGCCGGCGCTGTCGGTGTCACGCTCCTCGTCGTCGTCCATGCCTTCGCCAAGATCAGGCGGCTCTGGCATCTTGTCGACGTCGATCGAGTCGTAACCGCTGTCCGGATCGGACGCGAGCCGAATGCGCTCCTCCTCGTTGCCGATGACGCCACGGTCGAAGTAGATCGCGAACGTGTCGGCGTTCTGCTTCCGGTTCGCCGCCTTCTCGGCTTCGGACTGTTCGTGAAGCGGCACGAACTTGTGCGTGAGGTCGTCATCGATCTGCCCGAACTCGGACAGCTGGATGATCTTGATCGCACGGTCGAGGTTGTCTGCGAACACGATCGACTGCTGGCTCGCGACATGGTCGTACCAGTTCGCCTCGTCGTATTCGCCCGTCGAGTTGAAGCCGCGCGGCGCGATGCCGAGCAGCTTCACGGCCGGCGTGCGGCTGATCGCCGCGAGCAGCTCCAGCTGCTGCGACACGATGTCGGACAGGCCCGTAAGTGGCGTGTTGACCTGGACGAAATCCTCGAGCTCCTTGTCGAGCGCGAGCAGCCCCTGGTTGTCGCCGAACATCTGCCAGAGCAGCGCACGTGCTTGCAGGCTCGACGCATCGTCGTAACCGCCGCCGTTCAGGATCTGGCTCATGTCGGTCTTCAGGATCGACGTGCTGAACCGCTTCACGAGTCGCGCGACGGCGATGCGCACGGTGTCGAACCGGTCGACATAGTCGAGCGCCATCTGCGCGAGCGGGATGCCGAAGAAATTGTACGCCGGCTTCAACAGCACCGGCGGTTCGTTTTGCGAGAAGTGCAGCAGGCGCGACGCGTGCACCTTGCGGCCCTGCACGAGCCATGCGCTGGGCTGGTAGTAGTCGGGCGCGAGCGGGTTGTCCGCGTTGTACGGCGCCGGGTAGCAGTTGATCGGTTCGACGAGCCGGAAGCCCTTGAACGATCCTTTCCGGATCTTCGCGCTGTCGAGCGTGAGCGGCGTCTGGATCTCGCGCAGGCCGGCTGGCGACCGTGTGTCGTCGCCCATGTCGACGTACAGCATGCACCCGCCGAAGTAGCCAGTCTTCTTCGCCGAGCGGTTGAACGCCTTCTTCAGGTGGAACTTCTCGGTCGCGGCCTGCAGCGCCTGCACGCGCTTCGTGTCCGATTCTTCGCTGCCCTGGCCGCCGAACTCGATCCACTTCCGCGTCATCTCGTCGGCGAGCGTCTCGACCATCGCGCGGATCAGCGGGTGTTGCGACAGCAGCGACAGCGCCGCGTAGCCGATGAAGTCGACGCCGTTCAGCTGGTTGAAGCCGCCGCATGCGCCGAGCGTGCCGGCGAGGTTGTCGCAGATCGAGTCCATCGCGACTTCAGGCGCACCCTCGCCCTTCGGCACGGTGCCGGGCGCGACGATCGGCGGCTTGAACTTCGCCTCCCAGTCGACTGCGGCGCCGCGTGCCGCGCCCTGCGCCGCCAGCTGCTCGACGAGCATCGGATTGATGCGCATGCCGCGGCGCGGCCCTTCGATAGTCGGCCAGTGCGGCTCGGCGCGCGCGTCGAGCGCCACTGCCGGGCGTGCGGCCGCCGGCGCGGTCGGCGCCAGCAGCGATCGCGGGATGAGGGATTGCAGTTTCTCGAGCATGCGCGCCGCCGTGTCGGTTACGAGAGGTCCGACGAGCTGTAGTCGCCCGTCGCGTCAGCCTTGCCGGAGGCGACCGAGTGCAGATGCAGCAGCGTGCCGATCGCGTTCAGCTCGTTGCGCAGTGCGTGCACGAAGTCCTCTTCGGCGCCATGGAGCCGCGCCATCAGGCCGGCAAAGCGCTCGCGCGCCTCGGCATGGTCTTCGACGTCGATCGTGACGGTCGGCAGTGGGTCAGCGTCCGTAACAGGGGCTGCGCCATTCTCCGTCGGGCTCAGCGAGGCATCCGCGCTGCCCGTCGCATTCGCGGGTGTCGAACCGGCCGCAGCCGGGGCAGCATTCGACTCCCCCAGCGCGTCACCTTGCTGCGTGCCCGCGACTGCGGTGTCGCTGGAGAGCGATGCAGGCGCAGCAGACGAGGAGGTGTCGCTTGCGAGGACGTCGGCCGCAGCAGACGCATCGCCGCTCGACTCCCCCGCGTCACTCGCGGGATCTGCCGCCGCGTCGTGGTCATCGGTCGCGATCGGCAGGTCGACAGCGGACGTCGACAGATCGGCCATGCAATGCGGCTGCGCGAATCCGAGAATCGCGGCGATAAGGGTGCGAGTGCGCATTTCTGAAAATCTCCGAGAAAATGACCGTTTCAGGCCGAGAAAATCGATTTAAGCGGCCGAAAGCGCGGCAAGTGCTTCATGACTGATATTCAGACCATTACCGCGACCGCGAATATAGCCGTCCATCGAATATCGAATGCCGTCTATGTGGTGATTCCACTTGTCGACGATTATAGGCAACACGTCACCCGTGGTTTTGTCGACCTTGTACGAGTAGTTGCTGAATTCCTCGATGGTCTTTACGCACCGTGAATGGATAATAATTCGGTCAAATCCGCGTAAAAACGCTATTCCGTCTTCTACTGAGCCACCCCATTTTTTCGCGGCGTCGATATTAAAACCTTGCTTCGCGACATGCGAAATGGTTTCGGGGCGAGCGCAATCCGCTTTGATTTTCCATTTCCGCGCACCGGGGATTCCGGGATATTTCTTCTCGTCGCCGAGCTTCCACTGCTTCACCTGCTCGGGCCGCATGCCCTCCTTGCCGGCGAACAGCTTCCAGATCTCGTCGAGGTCGACCTGCTTGCCGTGCGCCTCCCAGTCGATCATCAGGTCGTTGCCGCGCACCCAGCAGCGGTTGAGCGTCGTCGGGTCCTGCGCGAACCCCCAGTCGGCACCGAAGAAGAAACGCGCGTTCGCCGGCGTCTCGAAATCCTCGACGCGCCACTTCCCGGCGAAGATCAACTCGTCCGAGCGGCGGTTGAACTTCCCTTCCCAGATCCAGTTGTACCGGTCGAGGTCGGTGCGCAGCATGCGCTGCCGCTCGAGCTCCAGCTCTTCCGGGAACCACGGGTTGTCGGACCAGTTGCATCGGATGATCAGGCGCTCGTCGTCCTCATAGACGCCGTCGACCATCTGATCGACATACGGCGCGACCAGGTCGGCCCACGTCGGATCGGTCTCGCGGTTCGGGTTGAACGACACCCAGATCTCGGAACCCGGCGCACGGATTGTCGGCGCGAGGATGTCCCACGAGTCGCGCGACACGTTCTCGGCTTCGTCCACCCATGCGACGGTCGCCGCAGTGAAGCCCTTCAGCGCGCGCTGGTTGCGGAACAGGCCGCGAAAGGAGAACGAGCTGCCGTTCGCCGGCACGCGGATCGACTTCTTCAGCTGGCGGAACGAATCGCCGAGCTCGCGGCGGTCGATCTCCTCCGCGATTTCCTGATAGCTCGACTCGTCGATCGACGCCTGAATCTCGCGAAGGCAGAGCGCACGCTCGCGCCGGGCCTGCGACCGCGCCGTCAGGATCGACACGATCGTGCGCGTCTTCATCGAGCCGCGGCCGCCGAGCACGATCTTCCAGCGCTTCGGATAGATCAGCCGCTCGAGCTTCTCCGCGATCAGCACGGTCGGCGCCGCGTCGGTCTCCTGCCCGTCGACCGTCAACCGCTTGATGACGTTCCGGTCCATGTCGACGATGCCGAACACGGCCGGACGCTCATCGGTGGCGACGCCGGAGAAGTAGGATTCGACGCGGGTGATCGCGGCGTGGGAAAGACGACGTCGGCTCATGCTGTCGCGCCCGTCACTTCCCCTGCGCCGCCAGCGCCTTCTCGACCTGGGCGAGGCGGTCGGCGAGCTCGCTGATCTCGAGCACGTCGAGCTTCGACCGGATCATGTTCACGAGCTGCTGTCCGATATCAGGCGAGACCTTGCCGGCGGCGACGGCGCGCAGCACCGCGTCGACCTGCTGCACCGGCGTGCCGTTCTCGGGGAACTCGAACTGCACGGCCGGCGCGACCGGTTTCGCAGCCGGCGCGACGCGGGTCAGCAGTTCCTTCATCATCAGCGTGTCGCCCTGATCGAGCGCCTTCTCGGCGACCTTCTTGTAGAAGCCCTTCTCGTTCAGCTTCGTCTGTTCCTTGATCGCTTCGAGGATCTTCGTGCGCATCTCCTTGCCGCGCGGCTTGCGAGTGCGGGGTTGGCGCTCGGCCGAAAACTGGGTGGCTTCTCTGCTCATGTCCGTCTTTCCTTCCGTTTTTTGCGGTTGTCGGTGCCCGGGTTTCGGCGCCCGGGCCGCGCCATCTCGATGAGGTGTTCCGATCGGCGTTACATACGAGCCTCCGTCGGTGCACGGCGGGGACGTTCGGCGGGCCCCGATTCGCCCTCGAATTGCGCCTCCTCCTTCCATGCGAGGAACGGGCGCCGCAAAAAGTGGTGAAAGCGGTCGGCCGCATGCCGGTTCGTCGCGAGCTCGCGCCGCGACTCGACCTTGCAAACGGCGCGGACGAACTGCGCGGCCTCGTCGACCGACACCGGGTCGCCGTTGACGAAGCCGCCGACCCATTCGCGGAATAGCGGATCGCGCGTCAGGTTGCAGGCGAGCTGGCAGGCGTTGAGCTTCGGCTGGTTGTCGGCGTGGGCGTGGTTCATCACGCGCCCTCCACCGCCAACGCGACCGGCGGCATCGTGGCGCCGACGACGAACAGCATCACGGGCTTCCCTGCGGCCAACGCTGCCAACTCGTCGGCGTTCGGCTTCCAGAACGACACCACGCGTGTGACGCCGTTTTCGGTGACGCGCGTAATCGGCAGCGCGCCGCATGGCAGTTCGGCCTGATCCCAGCCTTTCGGCGCGCCGAGCACTGCGTTGTTCGATGGGTGTTGCATGCGTTCCACGTCACACCTCCAAAGGGTCGTCGACCGGCAAGTCGAGCGCGAGGCCGGCCTGCGGCTGAGCGACAACGATCGGCGTGATCGTCACCACGACGCGCGCCTCGCCGTCCGGTTCGCGCCGCGTCGCGCTGTCCGACCAGATGCGGCCGTCGTCCTCGAACGCCACGCCGTTCAACGCGTCGTAGACGACCTTCCGCGCGTTGTCGACGTCGAGGCAGCGCACGGTGTCGTCCCACGCGGCGCCGTGCTGGCGCATCCGCTTCTGCCAGTCCTGCGGACGCTGCGGATACAGGTCGATGTGGACGTGCACGCGCCCGGTGATCGGCTTCATGCCGGCCGCGCGACAAAGAACCGCGACCTCGGCCTTGTACGCCTTCGCCTCTTTCGTCGGCACGATCGTGATGCGCGGGCCGATGCGCACCGGATGCCAGTAGCGGTTCGCGCTGATCGGGTACGGAAGCTTGACGGTCAGCATGGCGCCACCTCCGCGCGGCGCGCTTCCTCGACGCGGCGCATGCGCTCCGCGATCGTGCGCAGCGTTTCGCATTCGACGTCGGTCAGCGCGAGACCGGCCGCGTTCAGCTGGATCTCGCCGCAGCGGATCGTGACGGCCGGGCGCGACAGCGTGCCCTCGGCGGCCATCATCATCGCGTCGACGATCGCCTGCTGCAGGATCGAGGTGAACTGCGTGGTCAGGCCCGGCAGCTTCGAACGGTCGATCGATGCGATGCCGCGCGCGACCTCGAGCGCATGCCGATCCCATTCGGCGGGCGGGGTGCGCGTGCTCATCGTGCGATTCCCAGTTTCGGAAAAACCTTGGCGAGATCGAGATCGTCGCGCACCGGGTTCTGCGCGAGCTTGTGCAGTGTCGCGAGGAACGGGGGCTCAACCTCGATGCCGGACTGCTCGATCTGCAACAGCAGCTCCAGCGCGCCAATGCGGATCGCGCGCACCTGGTCGGCGGTGGGAGGAATGGAAGCGTGGCTCATGCATCGGTCTCCGAGAAGTGGGGTTCAGCGTGGGTCGGGCCGGTCACGCCGCCTGACGGAATGTCGTACTGCCGGCCGATCTCACGCGTGAGCTCGATCAGCTCGTTCTCCGCGGCGAGGATCGCCTTGTAGCCGGCGAACGTGCGGCGCAGGTAGACCGCGCGTTCAGCCTTTTCGCGGTGCTGCACGAGCACCGAGGTGATGGCGTCGTTGCTCGCGGCCGTGCCGCGGAAGTGGCAGCAGCAGTACCACTTCCCCGACACGCCGAACGAGCCGAGCAGCGGGCAGCCATAGGCCGCGCAGCTGCCTGCGGCGACGCCGTCGGCGCTCATTGCATGGCCTCGACGATGCGAGCATCGATCGCGCGACGCAGCACGCCGCCGTGATGGTCGAGCGCGCACCAGCACAGATCGACGATCTGCCCGACGTTTAGCGATTCGAGGTAGTCCACGCGAACGACGTCGTCGATCATCTCGGCGATCGGCGCGTCGCCGTGGCCGAACACGAAGGGCGTGCTCATGCTTCGACCTCGCGCGGCGGATTCGGATACGGCGTCACGACGGGCGTAGGCGACGGCTTGTGCGCGTCGCAGTATTCGCGGCCGTCGTGCGTCCAGTGCGCTTTCACACGCGGCCCGAGCTGCTTGCACACGCAGCAGTAGCGCCAGCCGCCGGCCTGCACCATCGCTTTCGTGATCCGCTTCATGCCCGCACCTCGTCACGGTTCGCACTCGCGCGACGCGGCGCCTTCGGTGCCGGCCGATGGTCGTCGCAGAAGTCCGCGCCGTTGATCGAGCTCGTCGCCTGCTCGCGGAATCCGTGCTTCTCGCATATGCAGCAGAACCGCCACTGCGCGAGCGACGGGCGTTCGGCGTGGTCGATCGCAGCACCCAGCAGCCCGGCAACGCGATCGACAGCGGCCCGCTTTGCCTCGGCCAGGTCCGCCGCCGCCTCACGTGCACGGGCGGATTTTTCGAGAGAGGCGCGGGATCGCGCGCTCCCAATCCCCGCAACGAGCGCCTTCAACCGCGCGAGGTTCGCTTCGACATCGACGGCCGGGGCCGGATCGCTATCGCTCGTCAGCAAAGGCACGACAGCCTGCGCATGGGTCAGCTGCAGCCGCCCGGCGCGCACTGCCTGCTCGACGACTTCGATACGTCGCTGCGCGTCGAAGCCCTGCGAGACGACCCACTGCGGCGGCAGATTCGCACCGCGATTCCGGTCCACAATCCGCGAATACGCGGCCTTGAACGCCATCCGCGCACCGATCTCGTCACCGTCGAACACGGGCGATGCGATGGCCCATGCTTCGGCGATCTCCTGCGTCCACACGACCGTCTCGCGCTCGTCGGCCGAGCGGATCGCGATCGCCCATGCTTCGTCGGCCTCGGGCCGGCCGTCGCTCATCTTCGGCAGGTGCTTCAGGATCGACGCAGGCGTCGGCGCGAACTCGCTCGTCGCAACGTGGCGCGACAGCGCGCGGAGCACTGCGTCGAGCGGATACGCCTCGAGCTGCGCCCAGAACACGCCGAGGACGGCGGGCGTCGGCAACGCCTGGCGGGCGGTTTCATGGGCCAGATCGAGCGCGTCCTTGAACGCGCGCTTGTCGTTCGGGGTCATGGGTCAGTGCTCCATGTCGATGACGTTGGGATCGGATTCGGGCGTTTCGGCCAGCCACGCGTCGCCGTTCGCCTTGCTGATCGCGCGGCGGCGTTCCTCGGGGGTCTGGCGGGGTTGCTTCGGTGGCGCGTCCATCGTTGCGAGGACGTGCGCGACGTACGACGGGAGGTAGACGATCGGCTCCGACGCTTCCTTGCGGGCCTTCGCGATTGCCTTGTCCATGCGGCCACGCGTGACACCGGCGTTCGTCCATGCAGCGAACAGCGGGAACGCCTTCTTCCGCTCGTGCAGGTTCATCGGGTCGATCTCGACACCGTGCCGCTCTGCGAAGTAGCGGATCCACTCGGCGTTGTCTCGGGGGACGAGATCGTCACCGGGTGACGCGTCACCGGTGACGCGCGAAGGTGTACCACTGACGATGACAGTACCTGTGGTGTTACTCCCTTCCACTCCATTCGACTCGACTCCATTCGACTCCGTAGTCGAGTCACCAGCGACGTACCTTGCGTCACCTTGTGTCACCTGCGCGTCACCGGAAGGCTTTTTGCCTCGGCAGGACGTGCACACAAGGCGGTAAGTCCTTGCGTCATGCGGGTTTTCAGGCGATGGCTCGGTGACGCGGAGCAATGTGACACCGGGTGCGTCACCGCATGAGTGACACGTGTCACCGTCTCGATCGCGCAATTTGCGAATCAGCAGCTGACGCTGCTTTCCACCCAGCCTTTTCGGGTGACGCGCGTCACCTTGCGTCACCGCGTCACCCGTGTCACCTGCCGGGTGACGCATCGTCGGTTGGTCGATGCGCTGGTGATGCCAGCCGGTGACGTGCCAGAACTCGCGGCCTTCGGCCTCGTATTCGGCAAGCAGCCCCTGTTCGATGAGCTCGTCGATCCAGCGCATCATGGCGTCCATGGTGGCGTCGTCGTCGCCCGGGAACACCTCGGCCTTGAGCGTCTTCACGCTGGCCGGGTGGTTGCCGCCGTCGTCGCAGAAATTCCAGAGGCCAATGAACAGGCAGCGCGCATCGCGCGAGCAGTTCATCACCTGCTCGGAGGTCCAGTATTCGGGCTTGATGGAGCGGATGCGGGCCATGTCAGCACCCCGCACCGGTGAGACGATTCGGGAGGTCGTTCACGCCCACCTCCATGCCGCGCCGAACGCGAACGTGATGAAGAACGCCATCCAGGCGTCAATGAACAGTTCAACCACGGATTCCCTCCTTGCGCACGGGCGCTGCGTCGGGTCGGTGGCGCTCGATCATCCAGAGATCGTCGGCCGTGAACGCAAGGTGATCGCGCGGCGGATCGCGGAACACAAACAGGAACCGGCCGTCGTCTTCGCCGAGGTATTCCATCGGCCGGCCAAGCTTGCGGACGAAGAACTTGCCGACGTCGCGCGCGGTGAGCTTCATGCGGCACCTCGCTGCGCGAACGCCTGCTGCACGAACTCGCCGATCGCCTGCTGGCTGAGACGGCGGTACTCCTCGATGGCCTTGCGCTCCTGCAGGGCAAGCCACTGCCGCGGGTAGTCGCAGCCCGTGAACATGCAAAACAGATGAAGCTTCGTTGCGGGGAATGGCCGACGGCCGGCGACCAGGTCGGCGAAGTGCGGATAGTGGATGTCGCAGTTGCGCGCGAGCGTCTTGCGATCGAACCGGCGCAGACCGATCTCCAGCGCACGCTCGAGACAAGCCTCGAACGTCATCGCCTCGATCTCCTGATCCGGCAGCGTCGCGGCCTGTACCCACGGCGCGAACATCCTGAATTCGGTCTGGTTCATACGAAAAATCAATCGTTACCCAGTTGATTACCCACTTGCTTACCCAGTTAGCCGGCGGGCGAAATAAAAGCCGGTCGTCGACCGGCTGGCGCGGTTAAGCGTGGATCTGGGCGGCTTCGGGGTGCGGATGGTGCGGAGCTTCTTCGACGGCACGTGCTGCGCTTCGCAGATAAGCCCAATCCACGGAGGTGTTCAGGACTTCACACATCACCTTGCCGCCCGAGAATTTCTCGATTTCGGGGCAGTGCTCCGGAGAGAAATTTCCTCGACGGATGAAGTCGTAGATCGCGCCGCGCGAGAGCCCGAGGTGTTCAGCGATGGCGCTGGCGCCGCCGGCGAGCTTCACGGCAGCGCGCAGTTCGGCTTGCCGACCCGAGGTCAGGACGTCTTCGTCCATGGTGTTCGACTCCAGATTGTGAAGAGTTGCTACACATGATAGGCGAAGCAACGCTACACAATCAAGTGTTAAGTTTTACTGCACTATGAATATGGGATCGATCATTCGCGAGAAGCGCAAAGCGCTCGGCCTGACGCTGCAGGCCGTGGGGGATACGTTCGGCATCACGCGGAGCGCTGTTGCGTCATGGGAGCGCGGCGACACGCGCCCCGACCAGGACAAACTACCGGCGCTCGCGCGCCTGCTGAAGACCTCGACGGCGTACCTGCTGACCGGCGAAAAGCAACATGACCGCGCGGGGCTTTATGTGCCATTCCTTGCCGCGATGGAGGCACCGGAAGATGTCGATCTGCCCAATCCGACGGAGGACGAATTCTCGATGGTTCCCCAGTTGGACATCGCTGCTGCATGCGGTGATGGGAAGTACGTTGATCACGTCGTCGTTAAAGGCGGCCTCGCGTTCAAGCGTTCGAGCCTGCGCGACTTCGGCGTCCCCGAGCACGCCGCCCGAATTATTTATGCGTCTGGCGGAAGCATGTCGCCTCAGATTCAGGACGGCTGCGTCGTGCTGCTGAATACGGCTGACCGGACGCCGAAGGAGGGCAAAATTTTTGCGATCTGCACGCCGGACGGCGGCCTGGTATTGAAGCGGCTGATCTGGGACTACCATCCGACAATGGGTGCCCAGACGTGGATTATGCGGAGCGACAATCCGGATAAAAGTGCACACCCTGACAAGATTCTTCCGCCCGACGACCGGACGATGATCGTCGGCCGCGCCGTCTGGAACGACAACCGCCTGTGAGGTTCGCGATGAGAATGCGCTTCTTCGCCCTGCTGCTCTTCGCCGCGCCGGTCGCGGCGCTGGCGCAGTCGCCGACGTGGGGCATAAAGAGCAACCAGCAGCTCGGCGGCGTCCAGTTCACGCAGCACGGCGGCGGCACGCCGGCCAAGCCAGCGACCGAATGCCAGATGAAATCCGCCTACGCAGAGTTCGTAGTATCGAACCGTCAGCGCGGCCTTCCTGAGTCGGCCATCCCCGACCTCTACGGGAAGAAGCTTGACGCCGCGTGGAAACGCCGCGCGCGTGAGCAGATCTACAGCGACGCCAATCTCGCGCTGAGCGATCCGATGCGCGTCGGAGAGCAGGTCTATCGCGAGTGCCAAGCCACTCGATAGACGCGCGCCCCACCGCCCCACCATCCCGAGAGCCCCGCCCCACGCGGGGCTTTTTCATTTCCGCGACCGACCGTCGCGTATAGCCGCCCTTCCGCATTGCTATCCGTTGGCGAATATTTCGCGCATGAAGTGTAGCGATACTTGACATCAAGCGAAGCATCTCTATACTTGCGTTTGTGTAGCGTCACTTCACAAGCGAGGCCCCGAATGTTCCCGAACCCGATCACCACCGAACGCGCCGCCGACTTCTGGTCGGATCGCCAGCTGCAGCAATTCAACGACGCGGCCGACGCCGAAGCTCAGCGCGCGGAACTGATCGCGCAGATGGCGAAGGAACGCCTCAAGGCGAAGCTCGCAACGCTGTCGGACGACGACCTGGTCGGTGGCATGCACAGCGTGACGCAACAGAAGCATGGCGCTGCGCTGCGCGCCGCGTTCCGCGAGTCGCCGGAGGCGCTGGGCGATCTGGTGATGTCGATCATCGTGCACGCGATGGCCGAGGACGCCGAGCTCGAGGCAGAGCGTTCGCTTGACGGTGAGCGGCCGCGCTTCGACAACGCCATCTGCTCGTCATGCGGTCAACGTTTCGGCCCGGGCTTTTCGGGCTTCTCGCATTGCGCCGACCACATCGGCCGCCGTCCGCACCTCGAGGTCTGACATGCACTCCATCCAATTTTTCGTCGTCGGCGTCATGGCTGTGCTCGTGCTGACGCTCGTGATTCTCGCGGTCGAGGCGATCAAGCGCCGCGGCCGCTCGAACTGAACCCCGCCCGCTACAGGAGAAAGACCATGACTGAGATCGAACGCGAAGAAATCAGAAAGGAGCTCCAGCGCAAGCTGGCGTCCGGGAATCTCTCGCTGCTTGAGCAAGCCATCGCGCGCTCCGAAGCGATGCGCGCTCTGAATCCGGGTCTCTACGACCAAGCTGCCGCTGTCGTGTCCGCACGTGTCCGCAGTGTCGCTACGGCAGGCGCGTTCGGCGCAGAAGCCAAGAAGCACGTCGAGCGAACGCACTGACAACCCCGCCCGCTACAGGAGAACGACATGAACAAAGCTCAAGAAATCCTCGCGCAGAAGGCAAGTAACACGCAGGCGCGTCGCTGGGCGGAAGGCAATGCGGTGACTGTCGAACAGGACAGCAAGCGCAATACGACCGTCTACCAGTACGCGGATGGGAGCGCCATCAAGTGCGTTGGTTCGGTGCTTTTCGAACTCGCCTGACCACCCGCGCCCGCCCTGCGGGCAATCACACCACACCGAGGGATGACCATGAACGAGATCAAGCAGACGCGCGAAGCATTCGAAGCGTGGGCCAAAGACTGGTGGTTTTTTGACAGCGATGAAACATGCGGCGCGTCCGATGCGAAGGATGCTGCGTGGTGCGCATGGGATGAGCGCTCGTCTCTCATCTACGAAATGGCCCTCGCCCTCGAAATGATCGCCGCCGAGGACGACGCAGCGCGGCACAACGGCACGCCCCTGCTCACGTCCGGCGTTCGCATGACGCTCGACGCTGCCCTCATCAAGGCCGGGCGCAAGGAAGCGCCGGAGAAGGTGCGGCACGTGACGATCGCGGGAGGTGCGCTGTGAGCACGATCGACACCATGCCGAAGCAAGGCGACGAGGTCTACGACATTCGCGGTCGCGCTGCCGACTATGTCGCGCGCACCGATGACGGCCACATCGTGCGTCCTGTCTACGAGCACGAGGACCGCGAGGTTTCGTACGGCAAGCCGGAAGTCTGGAACGAAGTGTTCGCGACGCCGCCGGTCGAGAAGCTGCATGCGGAAGTTGCGGCGCTTCAGGCTGAACTCGCCGCGGCTCGCAACAGCTTGAGCGAAGTGCGTGCCGTGCGCGTCGCCGAGGATCGCGAGTACGCGGCCCGTGCAGCGATGCGTAAGCAGTTCGCACAGTTGAAGAAGCTCGACGACTTCATCGCCGGGAAGATCACGCACTTCGTCGTGACGCAAAAATACAGCGAAAAGATTTCGATCCAGACGTTCGAAGATTTCATGAAGCCGGCTGATCGATACGAACGCGGCACGCGCCTGATCTCGCTGTTTGGGGATTCGAAAGGTGACCTCGGTTGGTACTGCAATCAATGGTCTGATCCCGGCTCGAACGGCCACAACGGCGAATGCTATCCGGCTACGTCGCTAGAGGAAGCTCAACGGATTGCCGCCGAGTGCATCGAGAAGCGATTCGCCGCAGCACGTGAGGCGCAGCATGGCGGCCTTGCCGCTGAACTCGTCGCCGCTGCTGCTGCGATGGGCGTCACCGTACCGCAGGACGTCTGCGAAAGAGCTGCCGAATTTAACGAAAAGGCTCGCGCCTCGAATTTGAAGCATGCGCGCGAACAACTCGCGAAGGCCGAGGCGGCTGTGCGTGAACTGGAGGCGAAATGATGCGTACCCACCTCAACAGCCCAACGCCTGTATTGCGCGGTTACAGCCGATCGGTTGTATCGCGCGACTGGTTCCCGCTCGCGGTGCTCGGCGCGCTGTACCTGATCGCGTGCGGCGTCGCGCCGGCGTACGAACTTCTCGCGGGGATTGCGGGATGACGACGCTCGCACAACTCACGAAGCGTCGCGCGGCGTTCGAGTCGTTTCTCGTCGCTCGTGGGGCGCAGATTCTGCAGCCCACCAACGAATGGGAGGTGTTGCGGTTCAAGACGCACAAGGGAACTCATGTCGTCTACCGCAACGCCAAGCAGGAAATCACGTTCACGGGCGACTCATTCGGCGCATGGCATGCGTTCGAGCGCGGTCTGACGTGGAATGGCGCCCTCGCCACGAAGCGGGAGAAGAAGGATCAGCCGACTGTCGCCACGCTGCTCGCCCGTGACGGAAACACGTGCTTCTTCTGCCGCAAGGAAATGACCTCCGAGGACAGGACGCTCGAACATCTCGTCCCTATCGCGCACGGCGGCCCGAACCATCTCAGCAATTTGGTCCTCGCCCACCGCACATGCAATCAGCTCGCCGGGCACCTGAGCCTGATGGAGAAGATTCGCATTCGAGAAAACGGAGTCATGGAATGAACCCGATTACTTACCTGTGCGGCGCGCTCGACCGGCTGTTCGACCGCAATCCGATCTGCGCGATGGCGCTGATGATCGTCATCGCCTTCGTTTGCATGATCGCGATCGCATATCTCAACCAGGACGGCGCGGCCGTCACCACCATCAATGCGAGGTTCGCATGAATGCACCCGAAATGAATCGCCTTGGATTCATCGGCGGCAGTGACGTCGCCGCCATCTTGGGCGTCAGCCCGTGGAAGACGCCCCATGAACTGTGGCTGCAGAAGACCGGCCGCGCGCCGCGCGAAGAGATCACGCCTGAGCAGCAAAAGCGATTCGATCGTGGCCACCGCCTCGAGCCGGTCGTGCTCCAGATGCTTATCGATCGACTCGAAGACGAGGGAATCGAAGTCGAGCTCGTGCGCACGAACGAGCGCTACACCGATGCCGAGTATCCCTTTCTGGCGTGCGAGATCGACTTCGAGCTGCGCCTGACCGGCGAAGTCGAAATCGCCGGTGAAATGGTCCAGTTCTCGGGCGAGCACATCAATGGGGACTGCAAGACGGTGCACCCGTTCGCCGCGAAGAAGTGGGGCGAAGAAGGAACCGACGAGGTGCCGATCGATTACGCCGCGCAGTTCATGCATGGCCTCGGAATCACGGGTCGCGACTTCTGCATCGTGGCAACCCTGATCGGCATGGACGACCTGCTCATCTACTGGGTGAAGCGCGATCAGGAAACCATAGATGGCATTCGCGGCCGCGTCGTCGAGTTCTGGAACGAATGCGTGCTCGCCGATGTGCCCCCGGATCCGATCGATTTCGACGACTGCAAGGCGATTTACGCGAAGAGCAACGGCGGCTCGATCGAGGCAACGACCGAGATCCGCGACGCAGTGTTCAACCTGATCGACGTGAAAGCCAAGATCAAGATCCTCGAAGCGTCAGAAGAGGAACTGAGCTATCGCATCACGGCGTTTATGCAGCCCAACGCGGTTCTCACGGCCGGCGGCAACACGATCGCGACGTGGAAGAACCAGAACGACACGCGCATCGACCAGAAGCTGCTGAAAGACGATGCGCCCGACCTTTACGCGAAGTACTCACGCACGAAGGAAATCCGCGTGTTGCGTCTCTCGAAGATCAAGTAACCCGGCATCCTGCCACGCGCAATTCACTCACATCCTATTCGGAGTCAATACGACATGAGCACCGCCCAACTGAAGCAAGTCGCTACCGGCAAGAAGGATAACCCGGTCGCCTCGTTCAGCAGTTTCCTCGACAAATTCAAGCCGCAGATGGCGCTCGCGCTGCCGAAGCATCTGACGGCTGATCGCATGGCGCGTCTCGCCGTGACCGCGTTCAGCTCGACGCCGAAGCTGCAGGAGTGCGAGCCGAAAACCATCGTTGCATCAATCATGACGGCCGCCACGCTCGGCCTCGAGATCGGCGTCGACGGTCAGGGCTTCCTCGTGCCCTACGGCCGCACGTGCCAGTTCGTGCCGGGCTGGAAAGGTCTCGTCGACCTGGTGTCGCGCAGCGGCCGCGCAACCGTCTGGACGGGCGCCGTGTTCGAAGGTGACGAGTTCGACTACGCCCTCGGCGATTCGCCGTTCATTCGCCATCGGCCGGGCGAAGAAAACGATCCGGACAAGATCACGCACGTGTACGCAGTCGGCCGCGTGAATGGTTCGGAGTACCCCGTGATCGAAGTTTGGACGATCCGCAAGGTGTGGAAGCACCGTGACAAATACAACAAAGTCGGCGCGAAGCACTACAGCTTCCGCGATCCGGAAATGTACGCGCGCAAAGTGCCGCTGCTGCAGGTGCTCAAGTACATGCCGAAGTCGATCGAGCTGCAGAACGCCATGGCGATCGCAAACGCGGCCGACAACGGTCACCACGCTGTCATCGACGGGAACTTCGTCACCGTCACCGATCCGGACACCGGCGCGACTGTCGATCCGTCGACGGGGGAACTCACCGATCAGCGCCAGCAACAGGCCGACATGGCGCTGCCGTCCTACGACGACCTGCTCAGCCAGATCCGCAACGCGAAGGACGAGGAAGTGCTCGCCCTCGTGCTGGACAGTGCGCGCGACCTGCCGCAGGCCGAGTACGTGAAGCTCGAGCAGGCGTATCAGGATCGCCGCGAAGTGCTGCTCAACGCGTAACCCTCCCCTCACCACCAGGAGCACAGCATGTTCGAACTGAGCGCGCTGCGGGTCATGAGCCTGCTGAACTACGACGCGAAGACGGGCGTATTCACATGGCGTGTCTCGCGCGGGCGCAATGCGAAGGCCGGTGACGTTGCGGGCTGCCCCAACGAGTGGGGGCATATCCGGATCAAGATCGACGGCCGTTTGTACATGGCGCATCAGCTCGCATGGCTCCTGATGACTGGAACATGGCCGCAACACCAGATCGATCACCGCGATACCAATCCGGCGAACAACGCATGGCTCAACCTGCGCGCGGCCACCAGCGGACAGAACATGTGCAACATCGGCCTCCGCAAGGACAACAAGGTCGGGTTGAAGGGTGTGTGCTGGAACAACTGGAATGGCAAGTTCAGCGCCACGATCCGAAGCGCTGGAAAACAGCGGCACCTCGGCTACTTCGTCGACCCAGTCGAGGCCCACGAGGTGTACTGCCTCGCGGCCGAAATGCTTCACGGCGAATTCGCAAACCTCGGCCATTCGGCCCCTCACTTCGCTCAGTAACAGGAGAACTCATGTTCAACGTTCAAGACACGCTCGCCAAGATCACGTCGTGCACCAACCGATCGGAGAAGCACGGGAAGGAGCGCGAGCCGGCGATTTCTATCGGTCTGACGATGGTCGGCGGTGGCGAGCTGCTCGACCAATTCGACGTCGCCCTGCGGCCGATGCTGTATCGGAGACCGCAACCGAAGCCAGGTGAGCTTCCCATGGAGCATGCCGGGCTGACCGAACTCCGATTCCCGCATCTGCGCAACCTGCGCTGGGACAAGAGCTATCCGGGATACCTGCTGCGTTTTCACATTGGGGCATCCGGAGTCCAAGACGTCCTGCTCGCGGAGTGCGAGATCAAGGAAATCTCGTTCATTACCCAAGAAGGAGGTTCCGTGGAAGTGTCGTTCAAGGTGAACGCCCACCCGAAAGATGATGAGGATCACGGAAAAATCGGGCGACGCGTTCAGCAGGAGATCGGCATCACGCTGACGCCGCCCGACAACTACGTCGAGCCGGGGCTGTTCGGTGATGCGCCGCCGGCGGAAGACGATGCGCACCGCCCTTTCGCTGGCTCCGACCTCGACACGCAGCCCGAAGAGGAAACCGAGGAAGAGTGAACCACGCGCCGCGCGGCATCCGTCGCGCGGCAACCACCGGCCTCAACGTCGACGGCATGGGTGATGGGTGGGCGCCATCACGCCGGCATTTCATGCGAACGCTGCCATATGCGAACCGTGCCGTCGCCATTGAGGCTTTATCTGTAGAGGAAGCGACCGTGCCAATCAAACCCGAGAACCGTAATCGCTATCCGGCGAATTGGCCGGAGATTCGCGCGCGCATCTTGGCGCGGGCCGGCAACCGTTGCGAGCAGTGCTTTGTCGCGAACGGCGACACCATCGTCCGCGGCATCGGAAAGGACGTCGGCACGTTTCAGCGCTTCGAAGGTGACGGCGAAGTGTACGCGGCCGAAGATGGCCGTGTGCTCGGCTACTGCAAGGCATCGGAGTACTGCGGCCGCAAGTGGACGAAGGTCGTGCTTACGATCGCACACCTCGACCACGTGCCCGAGAACTGCGATGACGACAATCTGCGCGCTTGGTGCCAACGCTGCCACCTCGCCTACGACGCCGAGCATCACCGCGCTAACGCTGCGGCAACTCGGCACGCGCGTAAAGCGATCGGCGACCTGTTCGACGCCTGACCCACAGAGGACACCACCATGAACGACCAACTCCGCCGATTCGTTTGGACGTGGCAATGCGCACGGGTTTTCCGAAAAAAAGCGTCTCTCCCGCGCTCCGTCGCATGGGATTTCGCGACGTCTTGTTACGACCAATACGCCCCCGAAGGTTACAGCCCTGCTGACGCCGCGTGGGAAGAAATGTCCTACTGGAACGACTGACCATGAACGACCAACAACAGAGCCGCGCTGATGCGCTGACGGCGCATGACGCCCTCGCCGCAATCGAGACGTTCGAAATCGTCGGCGACAACAACGATTCGCGCGAGCCGAACGCCGAAGATCGATTCCTCTTGACCGAGTTCGTCGCGCACCTGTTTGGCGGATTCCGTGTCGAGGTGCCCGAAGCCCGCGCCACCTCTGCCAATGAGACAGGTGCGGAAGGGGCGGCCGGTTTCGCGCACGAGCTATGGGCGGCAGCACAGCTTGCGCCAAGCGAAGGCATCGAGGACGGGGTGCAGCGGATCGCGGCCATCCTTTCCCACCCCTGCGCTATGGCGGCAGCAGAGCCGAACGGTGCGGTACGCGCTTATGGCGTGTTCCGCACTCGGTTCGACGAGAACGATGGGAAGGAATTCTTCTATCACGCGAACTGGCACAACGAATATCTCCCGCAAGAAGGCGAGCGGATCGTCGAAGGCTGGTTCGTACCCGCTATGGCTGCAGCAGCGCCGACCGACGAGCAGGCGCCGGACCGTGCGCGCGACAAAGAGATCGAGCAGTTGATCGACGAGCGCGACAGTTTCGAGTGTATGGGAACGGCTCTCGCGGAGAAAGTCGCCGAACTGTTCGGCATAGACGTAGGCGAATGGTCGAGCGCGAACAACCCGATCTTTCGCGCAATCCACATCGTCGAGGACGAAATTGCCCGCGCGGCGGCATCGCCCGCTGCGGAGGACCGCCATTATTCGGCGAAGGATGTGGGTTCGCGCTGTGCGAACTGCGGGCATGCGCTGACCGACCATGATGGCGGCCGTACGTGCCCTTCGAGCGCTCCGCAACCCGCGCAGGCATCGCCCGCTGCGGCAATCCCGGCAGGCTGGAAGCTCGTGCCGATTGAGCCGACCGAGGAAATGATTGCTGTGGGTGTCGGGAAAGGCGACGCCGATTTCTACGGCGATCCGTTGGTGAAAGCCGAAGTGCGCTCCGACTATCAGTCGATGATCGCCGCTGCACCACAACCCGCGCAGGCCGACGCTCAGGACGTTCCGGCAGATGACCTCGTTGGTTTCGTCTATGTGTTGGAGAACCCTGATCGCCCTCACGATCCGATTACGCGATTCAGCCGCGGCCCGCGCAGCGTGAAGGGGCTTGGCGCGAAGATCATCTCGCTTACGCCCGTTTATAGCCGACCCGCGCAGGCCGACGCACCGGCAGAGGCGCGCGAGCCGCTGAACGAAGTCCTGTTCGGCAACGACGAATCGCTGGAAATGGCCGCTGATGCACTCGACCGGCTCGGGCAAAACAGTGCCGCTGAAGGCGTCCGCGCCATCGCCTACGAGCTGCGCATGCTTGCGACGAAGCGCGGCACCCCCGCCGATGCGGGAGAGGCGCGCCTGACGGACGAGCATATCCTCGACGCGTTCCGAAATGCCGGCGTCGATCTCAACGCGACACCGAACATGGCCTACACCGTGCGCGGCCAGCAAGCGCAGCTCGTCAACGCTGTTCGCGCCCTTCTCAATGGAGCCGACCATGACCGGTAAGCTGCCCGTTTGGATGTCGAACTATATCGATTCGAGCATCGAGTCGTCCGAAAACGGCATGGCGAAGGTTTCGCGTGCGTTCCTCGTTGAACTGCGCAATGCCCTCGCCGCCCCCACGCAGCAGCCGAGCGGCGAGGTGACGGAGGAACAGCCGAGCCTCACGAATCCGCTCACGCCGTACGGCATGCTCGTGCGCGCACTGCGGATCGTCTCCGGCACGACGCTGATGGATATGGCGCAGCACCTTGGCCGCGGCCCCGCAGAGCTGTCGGCCATTGAATTCGGGCGCAAGCCGGTGCGCGATGCCGACGTCGTAGACGCAGCGCACTTCTTCGCGTGTGCCGGCATTCAAAGCACGACGCATGCGCTGACGATCGCCGCCCGCGCGCAAGGAGGCGAATCGTGAGCGCGATCATCAGCCCGTGCTGCTGCTTCCGCTACCGCCTCGAGCGTGAAGTCGCGTCGACCGGCATTGTCGTCGCGTTCTTCGGCGTGAATCCATCGCGCGCCGACGCGAGTGTACGCGACCAGACGGACCTGAAGTGGACCGGATTCGCTCACCGCTGGGGCGCGCGGAAGTACATCGCGGGCAACCCGTTCGCCTGGCGCTCGCCGAACGTGCACGACCTGATCGCGGTCGTCGATCCGATCGGTCCCGACAACGACGCGCACCTCGCACAGATCATCGCGGATGCTGATCTGCTCGTCCCATGCTGGGGCGATCGCGGGAAGCTGCCAAAGAGCATGCGCCCGCGCCTCGACGTCGTCGCCGACATGCTGCGCACGTCCGGCAAGCCTTTGAAGGTGTTCGGCCTGACTGCCAAGGGCGACCCGAAGCACCCGCTGATGCTGGCGTACGACACGCCACTGATCGAATGGGCTGCATGATGCCGGCGCGCCCCTACCCCGCCACCCTGACGCCGGCCCTCGGCCGCGTGCTCGGCATGATGGTCTGGGAAACCGGTCCGATCGCGCACGCACTGCGCGCCTCCGGGCAGGCGATCGAGCGCACGCCGGAGGCTGAGCAGGCCGCGGTGCTCCATTGGCTCACCGGCTTCGCGCTCGAGCACGGCGCGGATTGGGAACGTCACGCGGCCGCCGCGCTGCACGTGCTCACCGAGTCGAAGGGAGGCTGAGCATGGGGCGTCGACCGTTACCCGAGCTGCGAGTACTGAACGCGGACAACGTGTTCGCGCGGATGGTGCCGGGCCGCACGTATCCGGCCTACGTGATAGCCGCGAGGTTCAAGGTGCCGACGAAGGATGTGCGGCCGCACCTTGACGCGCTGATCGAGGCCGGCCGCATCGAACATAGCCACGCGCTCGCGAAGACGCTCGGCTTCCGGCGCCCCGGGAAGCTGCCGGCGAAAGAGCTGCCGCCGCCGGCGGCGGATACGACCATCGCGGCGCCGCCGGCCGCCCCGAACCTGAATTCAACCCTGACCGGCTACGAACGCGAGATTCGTGGCTGGGTCGAATTGTGCATGATGACGAGGACACGATGACCGAACTCTCTCAACTCGCTCAGGAAATCGCCGCGCGCCTGACGCCGCACGCGCTTTGGGATCTCGCCGAACTGGCCGCGTACCTGCACCGCAGCGAACAACACACGCGGCAGTGGATCATCACGCAGGAGGGCTTCCCACGCCCGATCCGCATCCCATCAGGCAAGAGCGCAACCGAGCGCGCCCGGCCGCTCTGGCGCGCGAAAGACGTCATCGCGTGGGCCGAGTCTCACGTCGAAGCCTGA